CCTCTTCCTAATTTAGCTTCTAAAATTTCTACATCTGTAAGATCGTCAATTTCTAAACCACCTTCTACTAATTCTGGAACACCTGCTGTCTGATCAACTATTAAATCAGGTCTAGTCTCAGATTCAAATAAAGTTTTTTTAAGTTGTCCTTTTTTTTGTAAATCTTCTATAGTTCTTTTACTTTGCTCTCTTTCACCTACTGTTTGAAAAGGATACTTTAGAGTTTCTCCTACTATCTTGAATGCCTCTGGATCAGTATTAGGTGAAGGTCCACCATAGTAACCAGATTTAATTCTACCTCCAAAAAAGTTAGTTTTGGGCCTTGTTTTAGATCCCAAATGAGGTTTTAAATTTGAAATTCTATTAAACAAATTTTGAATATCTTGTAACAAAACAGATTTATTTGAATCATTATTAACAGGTTTGTTACCAATAGAACCTTGTTGCCTTCTTACTACAGGAAGTCCAGATAAACCTCCTACAGATCCACCAGTTGCAGCAGGTTTAGGTGCAAAGATATTACCACCACCACCAAAGCCACCAGCAAGACCAATACCTGTAAGACCAAGACTTAGTAGTGATTGTCCTGTACTAGGTTGAGGACTAAAGCTTGTTTTAGTTTGATCAAAAGTTCTAGCAAAAGGATTACCATATACAGTTCCTGAGTATTGAGCAAGATTTGTTTGTGGAAATTGTTGTTCTTCCAAGAATCTATAGTAAGCTTCATCTAAAGCTGTTTGAGCCATAGCTTGTCTTTCTTCTCCTACTGTCTTTTGCGCCCCAAGTTCTGATATATCACTTTGTAATACCTGAGTTCCTAGACCAGCAATATCCTGACCAAAGCCACGTTGTCTTGCTCTTTCAGCTTCAAATTGTTTCTGTGCAGATTCAAAAGCTCTTTGCTGTCCTCTTGTTTGAATATCTGCTAATAACTGTTGTTGATTTCTTGCTGCTTCTGCTGCTTCTATAGCTGCTCTACTTCCCATAATACTACCTGCACCAGCTTCAGCAGCTTGAGCTTCTCTTACCTGACTAGCTCTATCAAAAACTCTATCTGCTTCTCTCTTCTCTACATCTATAACTGCTTGCTGATAAGGAGACATATACTGTTGTGCAGTTTCGGGTGTAAAACTTGCAGCAGCACCTTGAGCAGCTTCAGCAGCTTGAGTTAAAAATGGTCTGGTAGTTCCCCTTAAACCAGCAAGACCTGTAAGAGCAGCTTCTTGATCAGGAGTCAACTCAGCTATAGTTTGACCTCCATAAGGAGAGTAACCCCTTTCTTTTTCTGCTTGATATATATCTTGAGCTTCTCCTAATATCTCTGTTATAAACGGAGACATTTCTTTAGGAATAGCTGCTGACTGAACAACAGTAGAACTAGGAGTCTTACTTTGTTTTGTTCCAAATAATGAAGATAAAAATCCCATTGTTACACCCTTTCCATCATTGGCCTAAGAGCAGCTAAACCATTTATTTGATTTGGTTGTTGATCTGTTCCATAAGCTTGTCTTCTAACATTTTTAACTACGTGATCCATAACTTTTGCACCCTCTCTTGCATTCCCATTACCAAGAGCAGACATTGTATGGGCATCAACTACATATTCTTTTGGACTAACTGCCAATGTTGCTACTTGTCTTCCATTATCTCTAATAGGCATATATACATTATCTTGCATACCATGACCTTGACCGGGAACCATACCACTAAACTTACCACCTTCAGCCATACCAATTAAACCACCTTGAGCAGTCTTTATTGTTCTTGGAGTTGGAGTTGGAATTGAAGGCATAGCTACTCCCATTAAATCTCGTAATGCAGCACTTAGCTCTTTTTCAGTTATTCCTGCTCTTTTTAGTAAACTTTCTTTAGCTGCTACTTCTACACTCTTATTAATTATATCTGCTTTTTCTTCATCACCCATAGATCCAATTTGATTAGCTACTAATTGTTGTTGTTGTTGTTGTCGCATTTGAATAGGATTTAATCCTTCAAGTCCTCTAACTTTTTTTAAAGCTCCCATAGAATTTTTATTAGCTTCATTCCTATAAGCCAGTGCTTGTCCAGTTCTTCCCATATTCTCAAGATCCATATTGATTCCCCATCTGTCTAGACGTAAAGTTACTAATGTCTCCTTGAGTATCAAAGTTATTTTGATTATTATAATTATACACTATTTTTCCCTGATTCCCAAATTGTTGTGGTATTTTTTGTTGCAGAGAGTACATATCTTCTCTCAATACCATACCTTTATTATGTACACCAAACATGGTTTCATTATTAACTATATCAAAGTGTTCTTTCATATTATACATTAGTTTAAATCCTGCCAAGATGTTTCTGATCCAAGACTAACATATCCTTTAAACTTACCACTACTAGCTGAATATGCTATGTCACCCTTCTTCGGTCTACCTATACTTGTTATTGTTACAACTCTAAATATATTTGTTGATGGTGTATTCTGTGCTTCTAGATCTCTACTATCAAGTTCGTTTACCAGTATTGATCCCCATCTCTGTATCTGCTTATACATATCTATAAGGTCTTCATTACTCATTTTCATTGGTAAGGTAGGATATCTTGCCATTATCTTCCCCCATCTCCCTGAACAGCTAGTCGAATAGATCCCCACTTCCAACTTGCATTATTTGCTGCACAAGATACCCTTACCTTTGCTTGCCTTCCTCTGGCTCTAAGATCAACTTTCTGAGTTGTATTCGTTATATCAAATTCTTTTGTTATAGAGTCTGTACTTTCTGGATATTGTTTAGATATTAACTCTAACTTAATCTTACCTGTACTTAAATCAAAGTCAGGTATAATTCTATTCATAAACATAATTGCATTACCATCATCTACATCAAAGTCAGCAGACTCAATAAATGAAGTTAATGTTTCACCGTCTCCTGTAAATACTCCTGCTGGTTCATTGTTATATAAAAAGTTTCCTGTTGTTGTAGCACCAGTAGTTATAGTATTACCAAAGACTTCTCTATCCTTGAAGGTTGTAAAGAAGGTATCACCATATACCCAATAGCCTTCATCAGGAGAAAAGATTACATAGCTGTCACATTCTGTTGCATCATTAGAAACAAACAACCATATAATTTCTTTAAACTCTGAATTAATTCCTGCATATACTTTATCATAGTAGGATGTATTTAGTTTATCAAAAACAAACCTTCTTACTGTACAATCCAATACTTCTACTTGTCCTGTATTTGCATAGAAGTTATCGTACCCCATCCAATATGTTACACCATTATAATCTATACCTGCATGTGGACCAATCAATCCACAGTTAGTTCCTGCCTGTTGAAACTTAAATGTAAATGGTGGACCAGCAAACTCCATCAACCATAGTGAATTATCTGTCCATATATTAATAGCATTCTTTGATCTTACACCACCTACAATACGAGTACCATCTGTTAATACTACCTCCCCTGCTGTAGAACTAACAGAAGGAACCCAATTAGTTCGACTGTTTTGATCAGACCATCGAACCAACATAGGATTAAATGTACCACTTACTGTAGCAGTAGGACTAAATTCATTAGCACCTAAAGCTATTACGTGTCTGTCATTGGGAGACACAATCACAGAATTAACACTAATAGGAGAGGTTGTAACAGTAGTAGCCCTTACAGGTGACGTTGAGGCTTGAGTAATAAAGTAGTAGATATTACTTCCTCTCCTATTTAGCAGTACATTTTCATCCCAATTATCCATACTCCATTGTGCAATATCAAGAGCAAGATCTGTAGCATCTGCTGAAGCTTCTGCATTCCAAGCTCTACCAGATCCACCTCCTCCTGTTTGTTTATAAACTAATGCAGTCATATTTAAACTAGATGTTACATCTCCACTGGCACTTGCATTAGCTGCTGCACTTATTATTACTTGTGTTCCATTTACAGATACGATTGTAAAGAGTGGACCACCTGCTGCTGGTTTTGTTAAATTAAGATTACCACCTATTGTAGCAGCAACACTATCAATAGATGTATTTTGAAATACTATAAAATCATTAGCAACACCACCATGAGCAGAAGCACAAGATACGGTAACGAGTGCATTACCTGACGTTGACGATATTTTAGAAAGACCAATAGACGTTGGATCTGCTGCATTATAATCTGAAGCTCCATATCCTACCCCCTGACTAGCTACTGAAGTTCCTGTAGCAATATAATAGTTAAAGGTAGCAGATCCTGCCTGAGTAGAGGTAGCACCTGCATTTCCTGATATTGATATTGTAAATACATTTGTATCTACTATAGAGGTGATCTGATAAACATTCCCTGTTAAACTCACATCACTTCCAAATACGGCTGCCGATGTAAATAAAACGTAATCTCCTTTCTGTCTGCCATGTGAACCATCTGAACAACATACTCTTGTTGATCCAGCAGTTGTACCAAATACGTTAGCTAATGTTACAACAGTTGTTATAGGAGTTATATCTGTTATTTGATCTCCATCATGTTCATATACTTTTTCTGGAGTAGCAAATAAAGCTCTCTTCTTATTACTGTTATCTTTCCAAGCCATAAGATCTCTTGCTGAACCATCGAATGCTGTGCTTACTTTAGTAGCATAGCCTCTCATATTCTCTGGTCTTTCGGCACGAAAACGTACACGATTACCATCGAACCATTTACCTTCTTCAGCATATTGGGTTGTTTCTCTATTGAACCCTTGCTTGAAATCAAATTTAGCTAACTTGGCTGTCATTTATTATCTCTTAAAGTCTTTTAACATTACTGTATCTATTGTTGCAGCACTTCTTACATTATAGACAAGCATATCTACAGCACCACTTGTTGAAGTAGCAGCAGGTACAGAGCCACCGGGAAACTTCCATACTGTATTATAACTAAGTGTTCTACTTCCTGTACCATCCTGTACTACATAAATACTTCCTGTCTGACCTGTTGTAGCATTACTAGGAGCAGCCAGTGTTCTATTACCACCAAGAGTTACAAGAAAGTTATTACCTGTATTCATTGATACAGCAACTGAAGCTGCATCTGTAAGTGTAGTAATAAAAGATTTTACTGGTCCTGATACTGAAACTATACCATCTGTTCTTACTGTACTGGTAAATACAACAGAAGCTGTAAAATGTTTATCAGCTACAATTGTACTTGATACAGATGCAGGAACATATCTTATATCAGCAAGAGAAGTATCTGGTATCTCTGTAGCACATACTCCTACATCTCTAGCTGCTGCTGTTCCTGTAGGAGTAACTACAGAGAAACAAGATGTTCCATTTGTTATGTAATAACCATTACCACTACCTACTGTTACACCTGCATTACCTGCTACTCTTAAAACAACTGCATCAGTTGCTGTTGTATTAGCTGATACTACATTACGAATAGCATAAGCTTTTGGTGTATTAGGTACAAGAACAATAATAGAAGTATTAGCTCCTCCTACTGATCCTTTAAATTCTAGTATAGCAGATCTAGATTGATCCTGACTACCTTGATTTTCTGTTAGGGTTACGGTAGCAGCCGAACCTAGGGAAACAGTTGTATAAGAAGCCACAGCCTGATCTACAAGGCTAATAACATTATTTAGCACCTGACCCCAAGTATTAGGATTGTCACCGTCACCTTGTTTTGTTAGACGTAGATTTGTTGTATATGTACTAGCCATTGTGGACTCCTAATAATTTATTCCTTTTTCTTTTTTAATAATCATTCCCATACCTCCTGCAAAATATATACAAGATATTCCTGAAGCACTATGAACTATTACAGTAAAAGCACCTTCTTTATTTAAGTAAATATTTAATGCATTAACTTCATCAAGTATTCCTTGAAAAATAGTTTGCTTTGGTTTAAAAGTTTTATTTACATTTTCGGTAGCAGCACAATAGGTTGTTGTTACTACTTCCTGTATAAGCATATCTAATCTTGGTTTTTCTTTTGCCTTTACTATTGATGTAAAAATTAAACCTAAAATAAAAACTAAAATTAATGTGCTAATTATATATAATTTTTTCATTATCCTAACTCAGGCCAATCATAAAGTATACCTGATTTTTTACCATCTATATCAACTTCTACCCAAAGTTTAGCTATATCATCTGCACTAGAACAAGCATCAATAGCATTCTCCATCTCTGTAGCTTTAGTTCTTATAGCATCTCTCCATGTTTGTATATTACTAGGAATAGCTGTACCTTTATCTGCTTTTCTAACAACATACCAATCTGTCTTAGAAAGTAAAGATCCTTGTTGTTTTTTAACTTCATTCTTAAAAGTAGATTTTAAACCTAAAACTAGATTATCTCCAGATCCACTATCATCCATAGCTTTAGCTGTAGAGGTTATATTTCCTTCATTATCTTTCGACCAAAAGTATAATCTTTCATCTGGATAAGTTGGATCAGCAACTTCTTTAAGATTATATCTATCTTTTTCAGTACTACTCCATATTTGCCAATTACTAGGATGACGTACTCCACTTGAGTCTACCCATGATTTACCGGGAGTTATTATCCTATCACCATATTTCCACATTTATATCTCCGTTATTAATAGGCTGTTGAATTTGTTGTTTCTTCCCCACCAAAAGGATTATTAGCCCATGCTGCATATACATAAGTTGCTCCACTACTATTTATATCACTATCTGTAGCTGCTGGAGCAAACCCAGTACTCAAAAACGTAATTTCCTCACTACCTGTTGTTTCTGCTGCTGTCGTATTAACAAGAAACTGATCGTCTATTTCATTAACTGGACTTCTAGCATTATCATATAACAGCCAATTTCCTGAAGCAGTTACTTTTCTTATTATAACCAATGAAGGCTTAAATCCCAAACTTACCACTGGAGGTATACTCGAACTACCTGTTCCATAATATTTTCCAAATTTACTAAAACCTTCTATACTTGCAAAAGCTATTCCAAGAGTTGCTGTAGTTCCAGAATTTAGATCACTAGAAGTTCCTACTGTAAAAACTGATGAAGTAGGGGCTGTATCATTCCATAAAGTAGATGCATCTGTTCTAACAGAATTACCATAAAGAGTAATACCATAATCTTCAGGAGCAGTAGTATCTGCACTTCCATGATAAGTCCAAATACCTCCTGATGTTAATTTACCAACCCAAATCATATCAGGTTTTACTCCTAATCCATGTCCTATTGTATGAACAGACCCAGAATTACCCGGAAATATACTTATAGATATGCCACTTGTTGTATTGACGGTAGTTGTTGTAGTATTTGTAGATCCGTCAGTATTACTACTTCCTGAACCTCCTCCTGCAAGCCAAGACCAAGATGCAAAGTATTCTCCAAGATCATTAAAGCCATTTGCTCCTGTACCAAGAGAAAAACCATCACTATCAAAACTTGTTAAACTATTTGTATCTGTAGTTTCTGATGAATTATCATTAGGTTGTAAATATTTAGTTGCTCCACTAGCAGCATTAAATAATTTATGAGCATCAGCTTGAGATCTATTTTTCATCCATACTAAATCTGGTTGAAATGTACCTCTATCAGAAGTTGCTTCACCAGCAACAGGTTTTACTTTAAAATTAAATTCTTCCCATTGAGTACTATTGGTTCCACCAGAAACTTTTATCAATCTATAGAATGTATAAGTTGCTGTAGCACCAATACTATCAAGAGTTATTACATTTGTTACTGCTGCACTTGTTAAATCTTCATCTGAAGATATATCTGTATAAGTAGAATCATCATTTGATCCTTGCCATTTCCAAGTACCAAGATTTCCACCAGCAGATTGAAAATATATTGTAGCTTCAGTTATATGAACAGCTTCTTCAAATTGAAATTTAAAATTCATGTCATCAGCATAACTAGTAATACCGGGACCATCAGTTAAATTACCATTAATTAAATTATCTCCTGCTGCTGGACTATAACTTCCACCATTACCTGAAGCAACTATAATATTACTTCTATCTCCAGATCCATACTTATTAAAGTAACTAGCTCCTCCTTGATCTACACTTCTAACTGCTCCTGTACCTTGATATAGCACTGTTTGAAAGTATTTAGAACTATCTTCAATAGTAGGTGTATCTAAATTAGCTGGACTTAACTCTTTAAAACCTGATGATGGAGTTCCAGAAAGATTAGAAAATGTTGCTTTAGAACGAAGATAAGATCCTACACCAAAATGCAAACTATCTTCACCTGATAATCCAACAGTATTAGATGCACCAGTTGAAGCAGGAAATACTTCTGTATCATCATCAAAAATTGTTATAGTATCATTATCAGCATCATACTCTATTCTAAAGACTCCATTAAGAGGACCACCTGTATCTACAACAATAGTTGAAGAACCTTTTATTATCTCTCCAGTTCCAATATTAAGATAATAACCAGATGCAGACCCGACTGTTGTATTATTATCTCCCATTTTTGTAACTCCAACTAGATAGAAGTTAAGTGTTGCAGGATAGGTAGCATCTGCTGATACCGTAAATTCACAAGCCCATTTACCACTTTCAGGTATTGCCATAGAAGAGATAGCTAAATCATAACCACCACTATTACCAGTTGCTTTAAGATTGCCTTGACTTAAAGTTATATCAGAAGATTTATATAATGGTGTTAATATACACTGATTATTTGTAGGAGTATCGGTAGATTGATCACCAGCAGCTAAATTATTAGCAGTAAAATCATTATTGTTTCCACTAATATCATTTCCTAATGCACTAGAGTCAGCAAAATCTAGGTAAAATCCATTATCACCAAAAGTTAAACCACTAGGATCTTTTGGCCTCCATACTCCATTATTCCATTCTCCAAAGTTTTCTGGTTCATAAGCTTGACCATCACAAAAAACAGCTTCTGCAATATATCCATCACCATAATTTGTGCTTCCTGCTTGTCGGCCTAGATATTGAGTAGCTCCTCCAGTATTAATAGCACTAGTAGCTCCAGAACTAGGTATAGTATTTGTAGCAAATGTAGTTACTTCAACACCATTTACAAATAGTCTAAACCTCAAATCCTCATTAGAATTATCGGTGTCATAAATATTTACAAAATGATACCAAGCATGAGCATCTAAAAAAACTTCATTCGTTCTTAGTACTGCTGAAGTTCCACTTACACCTTCATCACTTACAGTAATAGTATCAAATGACCCTGAACCGTAGTTGTGAAATTGCATAGCAGCAGCCGTTGACGAAGTAAATACTGATAATCCCCAAGTTTGACGGACTCCAAGTTTACCTCTTTTTACCCAAGTAGAGTAAGTCCACTTGTTTAAATCAGTTGGAGTAGCATTTGTTCTTGAAAAATTAGCAGTATCTCCTGAATCAAGTATTACACTATTTCCAACAGTATGTGCTGTTCCACCTGATGTAGCTGCTGCTGCACCCATTAATAAGTTATTTTGAAAAACCATTAGCTATATTCCTGTGATAAAATTGCTTGTATATTTTCACCTGTATCGTCACTTGAAATAGAAGCAACAATATAATCCAATCTATCTACGGCTCCATTAGATGTAGAGAAGGTTGGATCTGTACCTGCTGGAAACTTCCAACAAGCATTCCATGATAATGTACCACTACCACCTGACTGTACAAAAAAGACACTGCCTACCTGACCTACTCTTGCATTGGTTGGTCTAGCCATAGTATGCCCTGCTGTAACAGTTGTTAAAAAGTTTTGTGCTATACCAAAGTTAAGAGAGACAGAAGTTACACCATTTATAGCTGTTGTATGTACGGCTGCTGCTGCTGACTCACTTAGTTGTAGTTGACCTTCAAGAGAAGTATTACCACTTACTCTGACTGTACCTAAAAATCCTGAGTTACCTGTTATAGTGGCAGTACCACCAACTGCAAAGTTACCTGTTAGAGTTGTATTACCTACAATAGTAACTGTTCCACCAACAAAGAGATTAGTACCTATAGATACATCACCACTTACCGAAACATCTCCATCAAAGTTAGCATTGCCTGTAGCTTGGAAAGTACCTCCTACAGATACATTGGTAGCAACATCAACATCTCCTGATACTGAAACATCTCCCTCAAATACTGCTTTACCTACTACAGTAACTGTAGAACCTAATTGAGTAGCACCTGTAATTGTTGCTGTACCACCTACTGATACATTACCTGCTGTATCTATATTGCCTGATACGGATACATTGCCATCAAATACTGCATTGCCAGTTACTTGAGATGTTCCACCTACTGAAACATTGCCACCTAAATCTACATTACCTGATACAGAAACACTATCTTCAAATATAGCAGCACCTGCAACAGTTACTGTAGATCCAAACTGACTTGCTCCTGTAGCTACAAGTGTTCCCCCTATAGATGCATTCGTAGCCACATCTATATCTCCACTTACAGATACATCCCCTTCAAATACAGCCTTGCCTACAACCGTTACAGTAGATCCTAGCTGTGTAGCTCCTGTAGCAGTAAATGTGCCTCCTATAGAAGCATTAGTAGCTACATCAAGATCTCCAGAAACAGATACATCACTTTCAAAGATACCTACTCCTGCTACTGTTACAGTTCCACCTACATAAAGATTACCACCTATAGTAGCATTATTAACTGATATATTACCTTCAATAGATGCTGATATATTTGTTAGATTAGAACCATCTCCAAAGAAAGCAGAAGCACATACCTTACTACTTACATGTACATCTCCCTTTACAGTTACATTCCCTCCTATAGAAACATTACCACCTACATCCAGAGTACCTCCAACTGAAGCATTAGTGCTTACTCTCATAGCACCACCTACTCCAAGATCTCCTGTCATAGTAGTATTGCCTACAATAGTTACAGTACCACCTACAAAAAGATTTGTTCCTATAGATACATCACCACTAACAGATACATCACCATCAAAGTTTGCATTACCAGTTATCTGTGCAGTCCCTCCAATAGATACATTACCTGCTGTGTCAATATTACCAGAGACAGATACATTACCGTCAAATACTGCATTACCTGTAACCTGTGATGTACCTCCTACAGATAGATTACTATTTACATCCAGTGTTCCACCAAGACTTGTATTACCACTTACTCGAACAGTTCCTAGAAAGCCTGAATTACCAGATACAGTTACTGTACTTAGAAAGTTAGCAGCACCTCCTACAGAGAGAGTAGATGCTAGACTTGCTGCACCACCTACAGTTACAGTTCCACCTAGATTAGTATTGCCTGATACAGATACATCATCTTTAAAGGTAGCTGCTCCTACAACATTAAATGGTCCAGATACTGATACACTTCCACCTACATGTATAAATCCTGATACTGAAATATTTGTAGCAATACCTAGTTCTGCTTCTACGTTTGTAAGGTTCGAACCATCACCATAGTAGTATGCAGCAGTTACATTACCACTTACTTCTACATCATCTTTAAAAGTAGCTTTACCTGTACCTGTTAATGTACCACCTACCGAAACATTGGTAGCAACATCTATATCCCCACTAACAGATACATCATTCTTAAATTCTGTCTTACCTGTTATCTGTGCTGTACTACCTACTGCAAGTGTACCACCTACTGAAGCATTTGTTGCTACGTCAAGATCACCACTTACGGATACGTCACCTTCAAAGACAGCTTTACCTACAACTGTTACTGTAGAACCTAATTGAGTAGCTCCAGTAGCTGTTAGTGTTCCACCTATACTTGTATTACCTGCTGTATCTATATTACCAGAGACAGAAGTATTTCCTTTAACAATTACATTACCACCAAAGTTACCATCACCAGCTACAGTAAGACTGCTTACAGATACATCTCCACCTATAGAAGCTGTAATACCACTAAGATTAGAACCGTCACCAAAGAAAGCACTTGCACAAACTTTATCTGATACCTCTAGTCCACCACCTACACTTAAATCACTTGTTATCTGTCCTGTACCTACAACATTTATTCCTGATCTAGATACCTTTAATGCTGTATTTGTACCATCCCCACTTTGAACAAAAGCTGCTGAAGCTTGTACTCCTACATTAGTCGTACTAGAATTTATAAGCAATAACTGCTTATAAGTTCCCGATATTAGTTTTCCTGTTAAATCTGTCATATCAAATCCCAAGCTCTATTGGCATCATCGTACTTTGTTGTATGCCGTGTTTCTTCTAAAGTAGTAGGATCAACTGTAATCCAACTGTTCTGTATATTCCATAGTGTTCCCCTACCACCATCATCAGGTCTAGGATTACGAATAGCAGGATTATCTTTTACATTTGGTACTTTATTTTGAGGATGATTTTTTAAATCATACTGTCCTTCAAAGTCTTGAGGACATACCAATAACCCATAACTATTTAACCTCATTACTCTATGTGGATAAACAAATCCACACATATCACATACGGCTAATGCATTCTTTTGTGTAGCCATTAATTATAAAATGTTAGTCTAGGCAATAGATAGATACTAGATGTTTCTCTATCCTCTTGTAAAGCCCTTCCTAATATTTCCTCATAGTTAGTTTTTAACATTGCAATCTTTGTGTCTGGTACTAATGGTCTTTTCATAGACATATAGTAAGCCAGCCCACAAGTTAGAGCAGGTAAAAATCTTTTAGGAGCATCTGCATTTTGTATAGCTGATTTATTTACATCCTGTAGTTCTTTAACAACTTCTAACTTTAAAGTATCTGTAGAGTTCTCTGGTATAGGCCAAACAGATAATGTTGGATTATCTCTTCCTCTACGAATAGTATATTGATTAGGTTTACCTGTTTGTGTCTTTGCAGGTATAAGCATATATTCTTCTGGAGTAATACGAGTAAGTTTTACATCTGTATTAGATCTGCTAATTACAACCTCAAGAGCATTAATAGTACTGCTATCTAAACTATAGCTAGTTACTGAAGTTGTAAGAGTAAAAGAAGATGTACTTGTAGACCAGAGAAGAACTCCTCTATTCTGCCAATCCTTTAGCATTAGATTAATAGAACGTCTAGCTGAAGCAGCTTCATTTGCAAGAGTACTTTCACCCCCTATCATTTCAGAGGCTTCTTGAATTACTTCATCTATATCTAGATTAAAGTTATATGTTCCTGATACTGCCATTATTTCTTAACCTTTTTTCTTCTAACATTTTTTTTCTTTTTTGTAAATGTTTTTACCATTGTTGGTTTACCACCAACTCCTTGTGCTTTTGATCTTTTTCTAGTTACAGCACTCTTTCTTTGTGATGCTGTCATTTTACTTGCTGTAGATCTTGGTACACATTTTGGATATTTTCTTTTACTTTTTTTAGCAGACTTACGACCACATGGTTGAAATTTTCCCTTTTTTTTAGGAGCGCCTATATCTACCCAATCTCCTTTCGGTCCTTTTCCAAACCATTCTTTTAAACTCATTTATAAGTTCCACCACGTTTTTTATAAGTTTTAACTAACCAAGCATTAGCATAAGCACTAGGATAAACTTTAAACTTCTTTTTTGCTTCTGACTTTACTCTTGAATAAAGAGAAGGATTAGAAGGTTTAGGAGATTTTGATTTTGTTTTTTTAGCTCTAGCCATAGACTACTGCCTTTCATCTTCTTCTATACATTCTTTACATTTACAATTTTTACAAACCATTATAGCTTTATCATTAGGATCAACAAACTTTTTTAAAGTTCTACCACAATGACACTCATGACCACAGTTGCCACAGTTGCCCATAAACTACCGTCTGGTCCTTCCACCACCTTTACGTCTAACAACACCACCTTTAGATTTGTACTTAGTCTTTTTAGCCATGCCACCACCCATACGTTTAACGACACCACCTTTAGACATATACTTAGTTTTTTTTCTTCCGGGCATTTTTATCTTCCTCCATATAAAGATTATTAAAAGTAATATTAGGGTCCATATAACTATTGTCAATTTCTGCTGAATGAATATATTGACTTGGAGTAAAATCTGGTACTCCTTCACCTGTTACCCATAAAGCAGGATTTGTAACTCTTACTCGATTATTTGGCAATGCTATTATATTTCCTGTATATTTATCAGCATCTATAAGTTCTAAAACATGTGACTGTTTATGTTGTGCTGGATCGTCAGCTATTGCATTGTCTGTATAATCTACTGTAAACATATATCTTCCTGTATAAAATTCTCCATCTATTTTACAAAGCCAAGGGCTTGATGATACTCTATCCATAACTATTACTGAATGATTTCTAGAAGAACAGTCCCAAGGTTGAGCTAAATGTGTTTGCATTAATGTAGGCCACTCTTCTAATTCAGTGTCAGCTATTAAAGCTGTTATAGGCATTCTAGCCCACATTGCTCCACCATGTATATTTTCTTCTTCATCACAACCTGTAAATACAATATTAAAACTTAAACATCTGTCTGGTATTGTATTAACGGCTATAGCTAGTGCATGTAAATATTCTCCTTGATAGTTTTGGTGATTATTTGTAAATTCTTTTCTTACCCAACATTTAAAGTGTGGCATGTTTGAACTAAGATATGGCAAAATTAATTAACACCTCCATCTTTTTCTAGCTTGTCTTAATCTGCTATTTGGATTCTTAGCAGCCTTTGGAAACTTCTTCATTTGACCTGCTGATCTAGCACAATATGATTTACGTCTTTTAGCATCCTTACTTCCTTTTTTAACCTTACCTGTTACAGCAGTCTTTAATTTAGATCCGGGGTTCTGCCTACGATATTTATCTACCCCTTTCTTTGTCATTCCAGCACCAGACTTGGTAGGACGTTTACCTCCTCCTCCAATAGTAATACCTTTCATATTACTAGGTTTTCTTTTTTTCTTTTTCTTTTTCTTTTTTACTGCCATAAGTATACCTATATTTTTCTTTTAAGTATTCCGAAGTATCGTTCCAATAGTTAGCAAATGTTTTATAATTATTTCTTTGAGGTTGTATCTGTGTTGTATCTACTAAACTACAATTATCTTTTTTATCATCTACAGATTTATTATATCTTTTTATAAATTCTTTTTTAGATACAACTTCTTTTACCTTACCAGTATATATTTCTATTATTTCCACGTTTATTTTTAATCTTCTATTTTAAAAGCTTTACCTTGTTCATAGTCTTCATCAACTACTACATCTTGAGGTTTACCTACAACGGATGGTCCTTTACGTGCAGCACCAAATCCTTGTCCAGTAGGTTTACCTACTATCTCATCCAATTTAGCTGGACGTTCTAGTCTTGTATGTGGACCTAATCCCATTTTAACTTCTCCTCTTTCTACGTTTCTTTTTACGTTTCTTTTTGCCCGGATTCTCAATTTGTTTCCTAGCACTACTTCTACTAATCATAACTTGAATCTACAACTTGACCACCTGTCATACGATAAGTGATCCTACCACCATGTTTCTTTTTATTATAAAATGAAGCTTTATTAAAATCATCAAGACCTTCTTCTTCAAATAATCTTTTATAATTTTTACCACTAATATAAGGATTATGAAATGTTGGAGCAGATTGAATCATTGTAGGATCACCTGCTATCTCTTTATCTTTAGCCTTTATTTTTAATTCTTTAACTTGTTTTTTTATTTGAGGCATAGACTTTTTTTCTCTTTTACGAGTTTCCTTTTTTTTATTTTTTGTTTTCTTTTTTTTATTTTCTAATGTGCCACCACCTTTTTTAGTTACAAGCATACTTAGACCATCTTTAATTTTCTTTTTAGCTCCTTTAGGAATAGAAGAAGAGCCTTCTTTCATATATTTATTTAAAATTTTATCTTTCATTTTATGATGCTCCTTGTGCTATAGTATCAGGACCACCAGCAGGAGATGCAGCTACAGCCATATCATCCTGTCTTGTTCTTCTAGCCTGATTATTAAGTTTTAATATTGAATTATTATATTCATTCTGCCACACTTGAAGTGTAGTCCAATCTTTCATATACATTGTAGCTTCTACCATGCATCCTGCAAAGAGAGCTTCATAACAATAGTCACTAAAATAATTTTGGGTAGTTACACTTGTACCTGTAGCAGAAGCTAGAGGTAGTGGCTGAGATTGGGACTGTATCTCTACAGTCAGTGCCGATACTGGTGTAGGTACAATCTTAATACTTGAATTATTTTTTCTTGCATAATATCTAGGTGTATTTGTTGATGCACTAACAGGCCAATAGTCATTTGCATATTCTATTGTTCTAGGAAGTAGATTAGTTACTGTTGTTCCTGTACTTACTTTATAGTTTACATTACGAACAATACGAACTCTATCATTTAAAGATACAGTTCCAGCATTGCCAGATGATACAGATATATTTGTATATTCATCCAGACCAAAGTCATCCAGATCTTTAATCATACGAAATTCGGTTTTCTTTACAAAAGCAGAAACCTGTGTTGCAAATTCTGTAGAGTCGTTTTCAGTCGTATTAATTAAGTCTGTCTTTAAGTAAGAAAAATTAGGCATACTAACCTACAAAAGCTGTAAGAACACAACCATCTGTAGGACCAGATACACTAACAACACCATAGACAGGAACACCAAGTTCTCCCATATAAATATCTGTTGCTTCGTTAGCTGCTACCTGAAACTTAATAGCTGTACCTTCTGCTGTTTTATTAGTAATCTGTCTTTGTCCCTTTATAGAATATGATCCAGCAGCAGTTGCTAAAGCATGAACAGCCAGTATACGAGTTACAGATGGATTATTACCATCGGCTGTTCCGTTATCTCCAACAGTTGCATCATTTTCTACAAATGTGAGAACAGCATCACCAGTTGCTATTGCTGCTTTAATATTTGTACTCATGATCTCTCCTTATAGTAGTAGGGAAGTAGCCGAAGCTACTCCCCCACATTTAGTCCTAAGTTCCTGCACTACCGAAGTAACCTCTCCAATCGGAGACACCGAAACTATATCGTTCCCTTGCCTTAAATCGGAGATTACCAGTATCAAAGTCAGGTTCCATCTTAGTTTGAAGAGGTGAACGTACAAACATTTTAGCTCCGTTTGGTACGTCAGTCTTAATAAAATAAGATGTAGTATCTGTGAACCTTCTATTGATATGATATCCTTCAGGTAACATTCCCATATGACGAGTAGCATTGATTGCATTCGTATTTGGATTAGCAGCAGCAGCACTTGTTTGAGTGTTGCCGGGGCTAGATAAAATACGATCTGCAATAGCCCATGAGTCAACAGGGATATGCAATGAAACAGCACTTGCACCAATTAGAATACCACGATCATCTTTGATCTTCTGTACATTGGTTAATGCAGTTTCAAGAGTTGCTTCCGAAAGATCAGCAGCAGCCATTAGGTTGCTCTGGTTTCCATCAGAAATTGTTGGGTGTGCAGCAGAGAAGAAAGCAGCACCATCACCAATAGTATCAGAGAAACCATTGTTGAATAGATTTGCAGCCTTAACCTGTTTTGTATTTGCCATTGCTCTAGCAAGACCTTTTGCACGAAGTTTAGCAAAGGTATCATAAAGATTATCTTCCATTGCTTCTTCAGTGATTGCAAAAGCTAAAGCTACAGTTTCAGCAGTATAACGTGCTGTGTAGCTTTCTTGAGCATCGTCATACGAAACAGCAGCACCTTCACCTTTGGTTGGGGCAGAGCCGAAACCTGTGAATAGTACTTCTTCTTCAAATGCACGATCTGAGTTTTCTACATCGAAGAGGACATCATGTTCATTGTCCACTTCTCCATACTCCATACCGAATACAGCATTTAAGCCCGGCAGGAGTTCTTTACTAATACTAGCTCTATTAATAGCCATGATTAATTCCTCCTATTAAGCCGTTGATGCCGTAGCCGTTACATAACGGTCACGGTGAGTATTAAGATAAACTTCTACGATTGGATATGCATCCCCATCACCTTCGTCAGGGAATTGCGCTCTAGCAATACCTCGAACAGCAGCAACGGCTTCTGTACCTGATGCTCCATCAAGATAATAACTAGATTGTCCTGTTACAGTACTTCCAGAGGATGCTGTAGAACTGACCGTTACATTATAGTTTTTAACGATCAACATCTCAGCAGCCGATAAAGTTAGTGATGCCTGAATATAATAAGTTTGATCAGGATCAGTTATTACGAAAAATTTAATATCCGTAGCACTTGTTCCACCGGGCCAATACCGGGAGAATTTCTGCTCACCATTTTCAACATATTGACAACCCATAAATACTCCAGAAGGTTTCAACGTAGCAGCAATATACGGAGATATTGTTGCAAAGTTTGCACCCGGAAGTACTACTGGATCACCAGTAAAAATACTATTAGTTGGTGTACCAGCTAGGCCAGTAGATGACCAAGCAATGATATCAGTTACAGCTTCATTGTTGTAACCACCACCTTTTTTACGAGCAGGAGTAAAGCCACGAAATGCTTTAGTAGTAGACATATTACACTCCTTTAGTTATTAAAGGTAGGCTAGTCTTGAAAAGAAGGTTGCCGACCTTTAGTTGTTACCGATTTACTTGTATTAGAGATTGGCATACGAGAGTCAGAGCTTTTCATCAGTTGTGCATTAACTGCATCCATTTGATCATTAGCCTTTTTCTCATAAAATCTCTGTCTAGCCTTTACCTTGCCACTTTGCATTTTAGCTAAAGCTAAGTCTCCACGACAGACTGTACCTTGGTATCGGCCATCTTCCCTTACGAAGGATGTAACACCCATTTCAGGAACTTCATCAGGAGTTACGAAGACCCATCCCTCTTGTAGTCTTTTACCTACATTTGAAATGTCATCTTGACCTCTTACAGATATGCGAATCCAACGAAGAGACATTTGTTCTCCATCAAATCTAGCTTGTACCGATTCTGGTATTTCAAGGGCATCTGGCTCCTCAAAGGTCCATTCTTCTTCTCTTGTTTCAGTTTCTCTAGTTTCGTTACTACGTAATTGATTTCGTGTCATTAATCTTCTCCCACGTTTAAGTTATATTAGTATAGTTGCCTTCAGCATCATCGACTTTGAGCTTTTCGGCAGCATATTGTTCAAGTGGTATATTCCATTTCTGAGCTAGTCTAACATCTTCTTTAGATAGTTTGACTTTATTAGAACTGGATGGGGACAAACGTGACGACCCCGATACTACTTGAGCAGGTGTTGACGTACTTTCCTGCACACGTTCTTCAGTTTCTCCCACACTTGGAGAGAAAGCTTTTTTAAGTCTGTTATCAATTTCCTGATAAAACTCTTTATCTTGAGGATCATATCCTTCTCCTTTTAATTCTGCATCTATTGCTAAAGCAGCAGCAGTTTTAACATTGTCCTGTCCAAACCAAGAATTTTTAGCTGCCCATTCTTCAGCCATTGGATCATTTTGAGGTCGAACCTGTGGCCTAGCTATAGGCTGTTGTTGAACTGGAGCAGTATTTTGAGAAACATTTTCAAAATGTATTTTAGCTGAAGATACATCTTTTAAATCATTCTGTGCTTCATTCAACATTTCTTGTGCTTGAAGAACTCTTTCTTTATCTCCTTCTTCAAAAGCTTCCATATAGACAGATCTGGCAAGCTCAAGTTTATCAGTTAATTGTTTCTCAGAAGCATTAAGGCTTAACTTATTTACCTCATTTACTTCATGATGTTTTGTTCTGAGGTTATTACCTAACTCCTCATTTTTTTGGATGAGAGCAGCAATCTGTTCATCTCTTTCTTTTCTTTGTCGAATAAGTTGCCTTATTCTTTTTTCAGCACCTTTTGTTTCTATACCTTCTAACTCTGGTGCTTCTTCTTCTTTTTGAGGTTCTGGTTCTGCTTTAGCTTCTACTTTAGGTTTAGCTTCTTCTTCACCTTCTACCTCAAATTCAACTTTTTTCTGCTCTTCATTCGGGATTTCGACTTCATCCCAATTATCATTTTCACTCATTATTACCTCCGTTGTGTACGAGTCAACGATTTAACGTAACTATATTATACCATAAAATTAACTATTTCACAAATTAAGCTGACCCTTTAGTTAAATTAAATGTTGGGTCAAGATCTTTTGGATCTTCTACTACCATAGTAATTTGATCATCAAATAGTAAAATAAACCTTACTCCTTTATAAAGTAGTTTAGTTCCTGTATGTTTACCGTAACATACATAATCTCCTACATTACACCATGCGCCAGAAGGAAACTTATCTTTATCCATATAAGCTAGATCACCAAGAACTATTACTTTACCTACCGTTGTAAGATACGACATATCTTCCTTGGTTGAATCTGGTAGAAGAATACCACCTTTAGTTTGACTTTTAACAGATACTGGACGTATCAGGACATGAAATCCCGGTATCTTAGGCAATACTTCTGGATCTGCTACTTCCTCTGGATCTGTAATCCATAGATCATTTTTAACGGACTTTCCCATTTGTACTTGTTGCATTAGTCTTCATTTTCTCCATATGTTCGTTTTTTAATAATATCATTTATATTTGTTCTAGCCCATTCAAGACTTTGTATTGATCCTACAACTTGTCTATAGTGGGCATAATCTTCAGCCGTACCATTACCTAAATGTATTCTTAATTTTTGAATCTCATTATTAAGTTCTTGTACAACTTCATCCCAGATATCCATCTGGAATTAAGAACCTCTCTCAGACTTAGGAGCTTCCCAAGATTCTTTGTCCCACTCATTAAGTACAGATCTTATATTACGACCACCTGTTACATCTTGTGCATAGGCATCGCCAAAAGATTTAGAACTGTCCTTAACATGGGAAGGATAACCTTTACCCTTCTTCATTTCTGCCATTTTTTGTCTCCTCTTTAGATTGTTCAATAGCCATTTTAACTAATGCTTCTAGACCTTTCATATCAAGATCTTTTTTATCTTTTTTATTTTGTTGTAGTATTTCTTTCATAATAAGTTCTTTAGCTCTTTTATCTTGTGAATCTATTTTAGCTTCTTCAATTCCAAGTTTACCTAAAATTTCTAAAGACTTAATTTCTTTTTTAGAATCTCTATCTAATGCTGCTTTTTCTTTCTTAAAGTTTTCTGTAGCACCATCTTTAAGCATATCTATTAATTGTTCATTTTCATCTAGTTCAAGTTGTTTATTTTTAATTTCCATTTCAGCAGCTTGAACCATAGTATCAGACTGTAGTTTTTGTTTTTGTAGTTCTACCTTGGCTTGTTCAAGAGATACAAGCTGTTGTTCTGGAGACTGTGCCATACCCATAGCTTGATTAGCATTCATTACTTGCTGTGCTGCTTGTGCCATAGCCATCTCTGCTGCTGCTGGATTTTGTTGTCCTTCTGTCATTTGCTGTGCAATACCACTCATTTGTTCTTGATACTTAAGAACTGAATGCTCTTGTATATTAGCTTGAAGTATTGGTTGTATTCTTTGCATAATAGGATTAGCACCATTAGCAGGATCTTGTAGATATGCCATCTTAGTTTGTATATGGGCATCATGATTTTGACCCGGAAATGCCCCTATAGGTATTCCCTTGGTAGCAGCCATAATATCAGATACAGGGTCCATAGGTTTTGGTTCTATCTTTGGAGGAAGTATCTGTTCCAGATTAGGCATGTTGGCTGCATTAAGTATTGTTCTATTTAATGCTTCAAGATTAAACATACCGGGTGGTGACTGTTGTGCCATTTGTAAAGCCATATTAGCTAACATCATACGATGGGCATTAGAAGGTATATTAGGATCTGATACTGGAACAATATCTATACGGCCATCAAAGTCACTTTTAAATATACTACGATCTTCAAATGGAACATCATAAGGATATTCATTTGGTAGATAATCATAATCTATCTTAGCTAATATTCTAAATTCATCTCTTTGAGACTTATGTAGTCGCTTATGTATAGCTGTAAAAAACTTACTACTAGCTTCAAGTAAAGCCATAGTTGTTCCTACAGGTCCATAGGAGGCAGCATCAGAGACAATCTGCTCTGTGCTGTCTGCAAACTTCTGACCAGCAGAAGCTACAAATGAAAGCATTTGAAATAGAGTCGAGGAAGGCTCTTTATAGGGGAGAGGAATAATAGCCTTAGATAAATCTATTCCAGTTGCTTCAACCTCCTTGAACTCACCGGGGGATATAGGTTCGTTATCACCAACCATCCTAAGTCCCTTGGCTTTAAAACCTCCCGGTAAATTAGCAAACTGTCCTGCATCTATAAGGGATCTCATTGCAGCAGTTGCACTCATAGTAAGATTACCAAGGAAGTGTATAAGTCCTAGTCCGTAGAAACCAAATCCGGGTACAAATCTATAGTGAACAAAGTGACTACGTTTTTCCATATTAGGATCATTCTGTTCATAGTTTCTACGAATACTTAGTACTGTTCTACTTTGTTCTTCTACAGTTACGATATAAGGTAGAGACTGATCTTTACCTTCTATATCAAGATAACAATGTTGTTCCAGTAAAATATACTGTGGATCTTTATCAGAACTAGGGGATATACCTATAATTGTATCCATCTTTTCAGCAAAAGATGTTTGATTTATTTGGCTAGGATCTGGTAATTCAATATCTTTATATACACCAGCACGTACATCTCTTTCTAATTCTACAGGACTACGATAGATAACATGTGTATAACGATCTGCATTTCTAAGATCTGTAGCAAAGTAAGACACATAGAATTGATCTATAGGTATAAATTCTGATACTGGACGTTTAAGAGTAGAGTCATAGTATGTCTTTTTAAATGCTGATCCTATCAAGGGAAGATGGAACAGCATTCTTTCAAACTCATCAAAGTATTCCGGCATCTGCTCAGTTACCTGATAGTTCATAAAGTTCTGTACTCTATTGGCTTGCATCTCTTTCTCTGGAGTAGACTTACCAAGTATGTTTGTTTTTACAGGACCAGAACTAGGAAAGAGTTCTCCTGAAGCTTTAGACTGAAACTTTACAGCAGACTCAATAAGAAGTGGGTGTACGGCTGTACATGCTCCTTCAAAAGGTTCTGACCCCGGCTCAAGTTTAAGTCCTAGTAATTCAAAGCCTCTTTCAAACATAGACTCCCATTCACCTCTTGAGTCTTTGTCTGCCTGATAGTTTTCTATAGTATCAATAGCTATATCAAATAATTTTTCTTCATCTAAAGTTTCTGATAAATCACCATACCATTCTTCTATCGCTTGAGAAGGTTCCATTGTAATATCTTCATTAGCAAAATCTACAATAACTCCACCATCATCTTCTACCTGAAAGGTAGCATTTATATCTGTTTCTTCGGCTGGAGGCATAGGAACTACATTAGATACTTCCTGTGGTATTTGCTCAAACGGATTTCTTTCTGTTGCCATATTAGGAACGTCCTTGTAAATTTAATCTTATTTTAGCTTCTTCTTCTGTGATACCTTGATTATTCATTAGTATTCTTATTCTAGTTTTATCTCCTTCAGTTAAAGAAGGTAAAGAAACTGTACTTTCTTTTGCTGCTTCTTTAGTTTCTTCTTCTACTTTTTTTAATTCTTTTTTAAACTTTTTAACACCCGGTACTTCTGGAGCTAATGATCCAACAGATAAACTGTCATCATATCCGGGTTCATTTTCAGGAGATATAACAGTAATAGATCCATCATCATGTACATGTACTGGTACTCCATTAATCTCTGCTGTACCTATAAGACCCATACCTTTAAATAGACTACCTAATCCGTAGCTTGCAAGAAAACCGGGTGCGCCTTTACCTTTATTTTCTACAAAACTATTACCAAAAATATCTTTAGCAGCTTCTAGAGTTGCTTTTTCTTCAGCTTCTTCTTGATCTTTTTTAGGGGAGGTTTCGTTTACTCTATCGGCTTTAGCCGTTACCATAGCATTTCTAAATTTATTTTGTAAGTTATTTAGATTTTGTTCAAAAGCTACATCTTCTTTAGTGTAACCCGGTCTTCTAGCTAAATCTTCATCAGATCTAAATCTTTGAGCTGCTGAAGAAAGACCTAAAGTTTTACTGAATGAGTCAGGAAGAAGATTAGCAATAAATCTTTCAAGACCACTTACATCTTCATATTGTCCTAGTTCACTTGACTCAGGATCTGGACTTAAATAAGTTTGGGCAATATCTACACCTGCTACTTCAGATGGTCCCATTAATCCTACTCTTCCTTGTGGATCTGGTGCAAAAGCAAAGTCACCCATATAAGCTACATCTGGTAAATCTGAGGATACACTTGGTGCATCTGAGGGTACATCTGGTGCATCTACTGATATACTTTCTGAATCATAAGGTCCATAGGAATAATCATCAAAATCATAAGTACCGGGATCATCTTCTGCTCCAAATCCTCCTGCTATTCCTCCACCTATATCAAAACCTCCACCATCAAACTTTTTTACGATGCCAGATAAGCCACCTCCATGTTTCAATGCATAGTAACCACCTGTATATTGTTCTTCTGCTTGATATTCTGGTGTATCCATATAAGATAAGTCAATACTTCTATCTGGAGTATAATCTCTACCACCCGTAGGAGAAGTAAATGTACCTCCAAATGTCCTTGCATCTTCAGTTGGATATTCCATATAACCCATTTCTGCATCCTCTAATTCAAGTTGAGTTGCTATAGCTGCTTGCTGTGCTGCTTGCATTGCTTCGGGACTGATTGTACCAGATGGCATATTTTGTAACATATCAGGTTGTTGAGTAGTAGGTTTAGCAAATCTGCCATAGTTTGACATCATATTTGCATATGCTCTTTGTGCTAAATTTGGTTTTGCTTGTGCAGCTATCATTGCTTGATACGCTTTATTTGATTTTTCTATTTCAGACTCTTCTCGTTCAGCTTCTCTGTCTTCTTTTCGTCTAGTAAAATCAGCCATGCTTTCTAATAAAGTACGTGTTGTCCTAGGTTTACCAAACATACCGGGTGTATAAGCTCTGCTAGGAGGAGATTGTAGCATATTACCACCAATTAAAAGATTAGGATCATATTCAGTTCTTGATTTCTCTACTTGATATGCAGGATCTGACGTTGGTACTGTAGATATTGTTCCTATCTCTGTACTTCTATTAGGATAAGCAAAACCAATAGGAGTTTGTAGCATGTTAGCACCTGCTGGAGAAGGTCTAACTCCTCTACCATACCTACCTGCATCTCTTGCTTCAGCTTCTTTCTCTGCTTGATCTCTTGTAATTTGTTCAGCTAAAGAAGCAGATCCTGTTGGTATTTCTCTAGCAGGTTTTCTACCGGGAAGTGTTTGACTTAAAAGTGAAACATCTCTACCACCCCTACCTCTTGAACGTCCTCCTGTAAGAACACCGGGTGTATAAGCCCTACTAGGAGGAGATTGTAGCATATTACCACCAATTAAAAGATTAGGATCTCTAAACTCTGATACAAATACATTAGGGGGAGTTTGTCTTATTATTTCATTTCGATAAGCTTGTTCTTGTTTTTCTTTATCTTCTTTTGTAAAAGGTTGTTGTAATGTTTCATCAAATCTAGGATTATATAAACCACGTTCATCAAAACCTTCTCTATTATAATAGTTACCATCATCACCTAAAAACATTTCTTGTAGACCAATATCTGTTTCTACTAATTTAGCAGGTCCACCAGACTGCCTATATACGACAGGCATTTCACGTAGAGATGCAAGTCCACCTCCTCGTCTAGGTAACTTTATTTTTGTTATTTCTATTTCAGGTGACATACCTATAGCATCTTTAGCTAGATTTTTTGCAAGTTTAAATGTATCAGACATAGAATTATTCCCCTTAGTTTTTCCCCGATCCGTAATCTATTATACCACAAAATTAACTATTTCACAAATTAAAATGTCCAATAGGTACTTTTTTCACTTCTAGGTTCATCTTCAAAGTCTGGATCATCGGGGTGTGTTAAATGCCAAGACTCTTTCATATAGTGGACTGCCATTGTTAAAGCGTCCACTTGGTCATCATGAGCAGCATTGGGAAACCGTATAAGCTCCTCTACTAGGTCATCTGACCACTTCTTACCTTTGGGTATCCATAGACGACCTGCTTCCATAATAGGTGAAGCTGCGTAAACTCTGGATACCTTATCTCTATCTGGTGTGTATTCCATTACAGGTAGGCCACCTCTTCTCATATCCTGTATTAGGGATTGACCACTTGCTTTCTTTTCAATCATACATACATCTGGTCTATGTTGATTATATAGTTTCTGTGCAAGTTTCCTTAGTTCGGGGTATTCAAACCTTCCCTTGATATTTCCCAGAAGTATTAGCTGTGGAGCAAATGTCTCTATACCATGCTCATCATGATCATATACATGGAATATGCCCCATGTCTGAATAACACTGTAGTCTGCTGTAGTTCTGGTAGAGAAAGCTGTATCATAGGTTTGTATTACAAAGTCACATGCAGGAGGTTCTGGTTCTTCCCAATACTGTATCCATTTCTTTTTTATTAAACCACCTTCTTCTGGTGTAGGATCTTGCATATAGAGAGAGTTCCAATACCTAGCCCCATTACTAGCTTTGATTTCATTCTCATCTACCTGTAGTATTTCATCTGGTTTCCATTCAGGAAAGTAACTTCTACCTACAGGTAAGTCCAGAAGTTTGGCTGCGTCTTCATCCAGCCATGCAGGTATTTTAATTACCTCCCAAGGAGTTGTTTCGTATTCGGACATATCTTCTTGTTGCTTTAGCAGCCATCCACACAGATCATCGTAGTGATACCTTGTATTGATAATGACGATAGCACCATTTGGCATTATTCGGGTTCTTAAACCTGCTGGATACCACTCCTTTACATATCGTCTACCTGCTTCAGAGTAGGAATCTTCTTCAGACATGACATCATCCAGTATTGCTATATGCGCTCCTCGACCTGCTATCTGTGATCTAACACCAGCAGCATAGTACATACCACCATGATTTGTCTTCCACTTACCAGCAGCCCTTACATCGCTTCTTAATTGGACACCTCTAAAGATTTTTTGAAACTCTTCTGTATTTACAATGTCTCTTACGGATCTACCAAAGTCAGATGATAGCTGATCACTGTGAGAGACAGTCAATATCTCATGTTCAGGGTTACGACCTATATACCATGCAGGGAAAAGCTTAGAACATATAACTGATTTGCTAGAACGTGGAGGAAGAAAGACCATAAGTCTCTTTATTTCTCCTTCTTCTAACTGCTTTAGCTTATTGGATATAACTTGTATATGCTTACCCATTCTAAAGTCAGACACAAGAGAAGGAGCCATCATCCTTACAAAGGTTAGAAAGTCTGATTTTGATTGTTGTTCTACTTTTTGTGAAAGAAGTCCTTTAAGATTTATAAAAGACTCTAATAAATTCTCTTCTAAATTATTCATAATACTATTATACACTATAATATCTAATTATACAAGTACTAAAATAAAAATATATATAATTAAATTTATAATTACTAAAGTATAATGTAATTAGTACTTAAGTATCCCGACATTTGTAGAATTTAGACCCTTATATTTTGCTAATTTTATGCCCCCTTACTAATATATAGCGTGACAAGGGGCCGGAAAATTTTTTTTAGGCGGGTTCTACAAAATTTTAGTGTAGTTTAGACAATCCTATTTAACAGATACCTTGTGTAGAATAGGGGGGGTAGTGGTGCTTATGCAAAAATCATGCCAGCTTTTCCAGCTCGTCAGTTTGTAACAAAATTGTGATAATTGTTACAGTATATTCCCCCTTGGTAAATCGTCACATTTAAGGGTATTCTTTAAATATGCTTTATATGGCGTTTTAAGCGTGTTGTATGCGTATCTATTGCTGGCTGGTAGTTTTACACTCTTTTATATATAGTTGGCAATCTGGAGCGATATCGTATTTTTGACGATTTTCATTATGGTAGCGCTACCATTTTGACGATTAATATTTATTTGTGTGCAGGGGTTGACTCAATCGTATGATCTGTCATACTTCAAATCATAGGCGCTCTGGACTAGCCAATCTGGCAAAACCACCGTAAAGCAAGATTGTTTGCAATAATGCGACAATCTAATCACATTGGAGTATTTATATTATGACAACATTTACTACTGAAATTAAAACTATTCAAACTCAGATTGACACTTTAAACGAGAGTGCGAAGGATATATCTGAAGAACGCAACAAGCTTATGACTAAGCGAACTGTAGTTTGCGGAGTAGTTTTTATTAACTCTACGGCTAAGGGTAGTCAGGCCGAGAAAAAAGCATTGGCTGAAGCAACCAATCCGACTACGCAGGAAAAGACTTTTACTTTCTGGCGTAGGGTTGCGAAAAACAGACCTGACCTTGTTGGTGCTGGTGAAGATGTACTATCAGCATTTATGGCCAACGAAGGCCTTACAAGCTGGCGCAAAATTGTTGCGTATGGCAAGCCTGAAGAACCAAAATTGTCACCACAAGCCGAAGCTTTAATTGAAGCAATGATGCTGGTATGCCAAGACGAAGGCGCTGGCATTGTCGAAGGTGACGGAGAAAGAGCCAAGGTTGAACAAGCCTTAGTCGATGTTATCTTAAAATTAGAAAAATCTGTTAAATAACCTCCAAACTATATCCCCTATATCTTAATTGATATGGGGGATTTTTTTTTGGTTTTTTTTTTGATTATGGTAGCGCTACCAGAATGATGAGTATGAGTTTACAATCTTGCTTATGAGTATGAGAATAAGTTTATGAGTATGAGTTTATGAGTATGAGTATGAGTTTATGAGCCAATCGGAAAAGCCCTTGACAAGGGTGTTATAGTGTGGTATAGTAGGTATAATAAAGAGTAGCAATTTCAATAAGTTAGAGGATTATGGTAGCGATACCAGAATGAAAACAAAATGACAAAAGCAAAACAAAATAGATTACGCAGAATTTTTAAGAGAAAGTATGACTCTGAAAAATATTTTGCTAGAGGTATGACAAAATCTAACTGTCAATCTCAAACAGTCTTGACAAGTACTGGCAAGGCGTGTATATTAATGAGTCAAGCCAAGAGTCCGACTGTCTATGCAAAAAGTAGGGGCGGTCAGATGCAATTCTTTGGTAGGACTATAGAACCATTTGAATAGGCCGACATAAAATTTGTAATACTCTGGTCAATGACCATTGTGGATAGGCACATAAATACAAAGGTATTTGTGCGTCTTTTTTTTCAACCAACTGATTATGGTAGCGTTACCATAATGAAAGGTAATTAATTATGAGACCGAGCCGATCAGAAGCGGAAAGCATACTAGCCAATGAAGAGAACAAGCGACTGAGAAGAGTTGGTTGGAGTTGGTTTTGTATATTTCTTTTAATGATTATTGTTTTAATAATAATGAGGGTACAATCATGAAAGTAATGGCAAGAATTAGTTTGGAAAGTTTGCAAATTGCGTATGAGGCATTGCAAACTAGTGAAGAAAACAATCGAGACTTTTTGATAGGTAAAATGGATGAAGAAACTTACAGTGATGTAGGAAAGTTATTAAAATTTTGGGATAAGTTAGCGCAAGATGCAGAAGAAATTTCTAGTAAAGATTATCCTAAAACAGCTAACGAAATTAATCTTCTTCAGCATGATGTTAGAAATCAAATCGAATTGTTATCAGCAATTAAAGAAATAGGGGATGAAATTGGCTAGACAATATCATGGTAAGCGAGTGACTACAGAATGGGCAAAACATCTACGTCCAAAAGGTAAGCGACAAGCAAATAAAAAATTACGTAAATCATTTAAAATGATAGAGGGGTAGACAATGGAAAAGATATATGATATTGTAGGCGTATTGATTATATTTGGTTGCGGTTACTTAGCTTTAATTATTTTAGGATAGGAAAATAAAATGGAAAAAGAAGTTCTGATAACATTATATGAGTGTGACTTTTCGGTTAGTTCTTTTGGATATCATGCGATATGTGAGGAATTAGATATTCAACCAGATGAGGATACTGGTGAGTATCCAAGCCTGATAACTATAAGAGCCGTTGTGTCCTAGTTTTCCAGTGTGACGACCTAAGAGGGTATGTCGTTAAACTACCCTCACTTTTCTTTAGGAGTTAATATTATGAGTAGCATTACAATAGTAGAAAATGGTAGAACTGTTTTTGTTGAGTCACCTTATTCAGCATCAACATCAGTGAGATCGAGCTTTCCTACTGATGGTTTGTCTCTAAAGGTAACTAAGAAAAATGTGCGTACAGTTGTAAAAGTAGGTGACAGATTTGTTTGGAGATATGTACCTAAGAATGATGTAACGATTACCAAACTTGATGAGAATATTACCAAGACTTGCATCAATCATATGTTAAGTGTTGGTAATGGCTAGTTTAAATGAGGGGGAGATAAAAAGTATTTCCCCCTCATTCTGGTAGCGCTACTATAATGAGGAGTAGTAATATGTACAAAAGACATCAACGAGCCATAGCTAGATGGGCTAAGAAATCACCCAACAATTCTATATGGGTGTCTGCTATGGTCTTACTATCTATACAGCAACAGTGGGATCAGATAGGTAAACAACTACTTGATCTAAAACAAAATGGGCTGGACTGTAAGTATTTCTTTGGAGCTAAGAGAAAAGGTTGGGAATATATACTAGCCAATAAGAAGGAGCTACATCAAGCTATCTATAGTAAGACTATGGGTACGCCTGAGAAACTTATGGTCTTGGCTAGTATCCCGAACATTGATCTAATCAAAGCTGGTTTTATATTACAGTTATGTATCGGCAAGGTAGGCTGTCTTGATGTACATAACCTAAGAAGGTTTGGACTGAAGCCACAAACATTCAAAACCTATGGATTAAAGTATGATACAGCATTAGGTAAGGCTCGACTATATGAGAAAGTGTGCAAAGATTTAGGAGGCTCAGAGTATCTATGGGATAGCTGGTGCGATCTATTAGCTGAGAAGTATCCTACTAAATATAGGAATGGTAATCATGTGTCAAAACTACATCTTGATTACTTAATGATTGACAAGTAAAGGAGAAAAAAATGACTGAATATGTAAACGATATTATAGAAGAAGATACAATAAAATGTAATGTATGTAATAAAACTTTTAACACAGATACAATTACATTAGATGAGTACAATTTTTCTTGGGACGGATATGTCACCACAGATTGTTGCAGTGAATGTTCAGATAAAGTTTTACAGAATGTTGGATAGTAAAGGAGATGAGTATGAGTAATATATACAACGAAAGAATACTAGAAGATTTATTTGATAAGCATCTTGAGATAGTCGAAAGAGATTTTGATTTGCCTGAGATGATAAGAGAAACTATAGCTAGAGCTAGAGCTAGAGCAGAGTATGAGGAGATGGAATAATGAATGAGTTTAATTATGAAGGCTTTGTTAGATGGAAAAATTGCATTGAGATGATGTATGATTCTGGATTGCCTAGCTGGTTTTACAATGACAAGGAATGTCGAGCCGAATATATTAGACAATTAGATAATCCAATGTTTGTAACTGAGGAGTAAATACTATGACCGATAAAGAAATATTAGATACACTAGATGGATTGTTGGATGAGCTAGACTATAGAAAGATACTACCCAATAAACAATACAAACAAATGGATAAGGCATTTGTTTATCTTGAGAAAATATTAAATGAGAAGGAGATAGAGAATGAGACTACCTGAAAATACTTTCTGGTTACTAATAGGAATAGTAATCATTATGTTACTGATGATACCAATATTAAATTATGGAGGATACTATGGCTGAAGCATACCACGATCTTAAAAAATTATACTTATCAATACTAGAAATCAATAAAGAAAAAGATAATAAAATCAAACTATTAGAGAAAGAAGTTAAGACATTACAAGGACAGTTACAAGAACAATACAAAGTAAGACAAGAAAGATATGATGAGAACAATAAGTAAGACATACCATTACGCAGACGGATCATTAAATTAACCAATCAAAGGAGAATAAAATGAGTGCCAATATAAATATACATAGAGTTGAAGATGTAGAAATTACCCATTCAATAAGTAAGTATACAGATAGTTATTATACAGATATAGTAGTTACATCTGTTGATGGATCACGAATTAAGTTTGAATTGTTTAGTGATAGTGCATTAAAAATTAAGGAGAAAACAGATTATGAAGTTTAGATATCCAGAACAAGTATATAATTTTATAAGCAATCCAACTGATGCTTGGACAGCACCTATGGTGGAAGCCTATGTAGAAGATGCTGGTCTTGAGTGGGGAGAAGAGTTCGATATTGATGAACTCAATGAGTGGATAGCATTGGAACAACAATCAATTAAGGAGGGCTATGAGAAATATCTTGATAATGAGTAGATTATATGTTATAATTAACTGTAGAAAAGGAGAAGTATATGTTTGACCATGACAAAATAAACTTTGAAGTAGAGAAGTTTCCTCTGGTAAATCAGTGGACTGAGGAGCTTGGGTATCATAAAGAAGATACAATACCAAAAAGTATTGGTATGGGTATCAGACGTAAGGATACTAAGGAACCTTTAGGTATAGTATCACAAGACTATTTCCCTGTACAATATAGAGAGATAGTTGATGGTGTAGAACAAGCCTTGAGAAGGGCAGAGCTAGACCTAAGTGATGCTGAGTTTACTACTAACGTATGGGATAGAGGAGGAAAGCTAGAGTTAAGAGCTAAGTTTCCAGCCCATATACAGAGCTTGGGTACTAATCATGATACGATTATACCTGAGTTTGTATTTAGAACTTCCCATAATAGAACATGGGCTAACTCTGGTATGATGGGAGTATGGAGAACTTTCTGCTACAATACCCTAGTTACTGGTGATAAGCTGGCTCATGTCTATGGTAGGCACACCAAGAACTTTGATGTAAGTGCTTTTGCATCTAAGGTTAAGAATGCTGGTGAGTTTATCAGTGGCTCTGGTCTTGATACAATGAGGGATTGGTATGATACTAAGATAACAAGAGAGGAAGCTATTAATCTCTTTACCAAAACCCTAGCACAACGTACTGATAATGTGACCAGAAAGAAGGTAGCCAATAAGGTTATGCTCTCTAATCTTATGAAAATATTTGATGAAGAGAACAGACACCTACATGGCAGAGGAATGTATGAAGCCTATGGTACTAGAGAAGAAGGTACACTATGGTCTGCATACAACTCAGCTACACATTGGTCTTCACACCCTGAGAATAGCAAGGGTAAGGCTCACAATGTGAAGGTAGGTAGAGAAGATAAGGTCAGAAAGATGCTTGCTTCTCCTGAGTGGAAAGAACTGGAGGTAGCATAATGGAATACACAATAATATCATCAAAAGTTCTTATTGAGTGGAATGATAATCCTAAAATGGAAACTGTTAATCACGATATGCCAGATGATTTAGCACAGCTATTTGATGAATGGTTGTCGAGCATTGAATATGAAAGGAATGCAACATGACATTAGATAAAATGGTACTTAATCAAATCGAAAAGGACATAAATGAAAGAGAGGCACAACCTCTTGAACTCTTAATAGAAGAGTTAGTTAAGTTAGATAATGACCAAGTTACTGCTATCTTAACTTCATTTTTGTCAGAAGCATGAACTGCTGGCATTGTCATACTCGACTAATCTGGGGTGGTGATCATGATATAGAAGAAGAAGATGAGAACTATAGCATGGTCACTAACCTCAGTTGTCCTAACTGTGAGTGTATCGTAGACGTATACTATCCAAAGGAGAAAGAAGATGGGTAAAATTAAAACAATTAATGTGTCAGATAAGATAAGTAAGTATGAAGCAGAGCAGATCAGTGAGATGGTTCTGAATGCTCTTATAAATTTTGGAGTAGAAGTAGGAGAAGATCCTGAGTTCTCATGGGATCTTGAAGCTGAAGTATGGATAGAAGGAGGTAAAGTAGATGAGTAACTTAATAGTGCCTGATGCAGACGAAATAATTATCAAAGGTTACAGAGAATATCTCTCTCGTTATGGTTGGAAAGAGATGTCTACTTCTAATGGTAATGCATGGTTCGGTGGCAAAACCCACACCACACTAGCCGATTACTTACCAGAGGAAGCTCTTAAATATAATCTCGAAGACATAGACTTTGTGGTCTGTGGGTGGCAGTACAGTGGAGATCCCAATGAGGAGGAAGAAGATGGAGTATAGAATACTGCCACGTTCTGAAGTAAGAGAGATGGTTAGAAACTTTGTCATTGATAATAATATCTATGCAAAATATGGCAAAGATAGTGAAGGTTTGTTTCAAGTAAACTTTGTAGTAGAAGAGGAGACAGAAAATGGTATGTAAAGAATGTGACAATTTTGATGTTACAACATCACAGAACGAGTTTAATAAACTTTTGTGTGATGACTGTTACACAGAATATCGACACACCTTGCAGAATATGTTTGATCTTAAGGACTTGTTTGAGGTTGACGATTTACTATCCAACATCAACAGGAGTAAGCCATGATTGATAAGCAATTAATCATAGAAAATTTAAAGAATGTATTTGATCCAGAGATACCCTCTGCTAGTCTATATGATCTTGGATTGATCTATGATATTGCTATCAATGAGAGAGAACATGAAGTAACTATAACCCATACATTGACAAGTGCATTCTGCCCATTTGCAGATGAGATTGTTAATGATATACAAAGGGCTGGCTATGTACCAGAAGTTATAAGTGTTCTTATTAATACAGTATTTGACCCACCATTTAGTATGGATATGGTTCCAGAAGAAACAAAACTAATGTTAGGATGGATGTAAAATGATTGAACCACTAGGTACAGTGTACCCAACTACACCTATAACAGTGTATTGGGAGAATAGAATTAGTGCTGGCTCAGAAGCTAGAATGATTGCTGTTGCAGATGATCCTCATGTCGTGTATAATAGCAAAGGTGAATTAATATTAGTTCCTGATGGATCATGGGGTGTAGGATCTGTCTATGCATAGGAGATAAAAATGTATTCTAATATAGATAGTAAAGAACTTTTTAATATTGTTCTAGGTGACTTACAGATGGTGATTGATGGTGAGCTAGACTGTCTAGGTAAAGAAGAATGCCAGCCAATGCTAGAACTACTAGAAGAGATACGTAACAGAAGTCCTCATCTGGACTCAAGAATACCAATCAATCGTAATGATCTTGAATTAAAGAGAGGAGACTTTGTTGAAGATAGAGATGATGACGTAAGAGGGTCAATCCTTTTTATAAATGATAGTCACCTATGGTTGTTCGACCATGACAAAGACAATCAAGTTAAGTATGAAGCAAAGAACTATGACAGATTAAGAAAGGCTAAACCATGATAGACTGTAAAGAATGTGGGGAAGAGTTATACTTTCCTGCTATAGTAGACTCAAATGATAAGGTAGTATCTGTTGATACCACCCACGCAAAGTGTAGTAATGATACCTGTTCTCTAGGTCAAGAGTTTGTAGATACAATTAGAGTAATAGCTATTAACTATTAGGAGATATCATGAATATATTTTACTTAAGCGATTACCCCCATCTGTGTGCTGAATTTCATTGCGACAAGCACGTTGTTAAAATGATACTTGAAACAGCCCAGATGCTTTCGACTGCACACCATGAGCTAGATGGTGAAAATGCAGTTGAAGGTATATATAAATCAACACATAAAAATCACCCGTCTAATATATGGGTTAGAGAAAACTATGGTAACTATCAGTATACATGGGAGCTTTTATATCATTTATTAGAACAATACAAAATAAGATATAAAAAAACTCACGCAACTCACCGACTACTTGATCCTTTAAGCATTCGCCCTAAAAATATAAGTGGTATGCCAGTGCCTACCGAACCTCCCCAATGTATGCCAGATGAGTACAAGGTAGAAGGTGACAGCATACAAGCCTATCGTAATTATTATATGGGAGAGAAATCATACTTTGCTAAATGGAATTACACAACACCACCTAATTGGTGGCAACCAAAGGAGATAGTAAATGGCAGATGAAGAAGTAGAAGTACAAGAACCTGATGAAAAAGATTTAAGGATCAAGGCTCTTGAATCAGAACTAGCACAGCATAAGAAGCTGTTTGATTTACATAGGGCTGTACTAGAACCTTATGTTAGTAAGATAATGAAAGACATAGTGTCTAAACTAGAAATCAATTTAAAGGAGAAGTAAATGAATAAGAAAATGAAAAGAGCAAGAACAAGAAAGGGTACTTATAAAGCTGACAATCCTAAGACCCCGACTATTAATGAAGCATATGTAGCTAGTATTCTGGAGGGTTATCAGAATACAATGAAAAAATACTTTACTCTATACTAGGAGATATAAATGAGTGTCATTGAAGGAAAGGTATGGGGCAGCACTGAGCCTATACTACAATCACCAGCAGTAGAGATACATAGGATTAAGGTAGATACAGGTGGGTATTGTTCTCAACATAAACACCAATCAAAGATCAATATGTTCTATGTTATCTCTGGTGAGTTAGAGATCCAAAGATGGAAAGACTATGGACTATGTGATAGCACACATCTGTTTGCTGGTGATACGTCTATTGTACCAGCAGGTGAGATGCATAAATTTATAGCACATCAATACACAGAAGCTCTTGAGATTTATTGGGCTGAGTTGAATCACCATGACATCATAAGAGAAAATGTAGGAGGAGTAGGAGAATGATATTTTTAATATGTTTACTCATAACTACTGGCCCAGTTTTGCTGGATGTAGCAGATGTAATACTTTATACAGGAGGGTAACATGGATTTAATTATACTATTACTAATTCTATTAGGAGGTTAGAATGTCCTTTATAATTGTACACGTACCTATACCTAGTGATATAGAGTCATACTCTTGTATGCCTGATGACACAGGGGAGGGTATTGAATACTTTGAAACATCCCATGAGGCTTGGGAATGTTTAGAAATTATGGGATTAGAATTTGATAAAGACTTTAAAGTGTTGAGGGTACATTGAAATTTATAATTAGTATTATACTTATGACATTTGCTTTCATACCTATGGCAAAGGCAGATGAAAATGATTTTACTTGTTTGGTTGAAGCTATATACCATGAAGCTAGATCAGAACCACTGATGGGAATGATAGCTGTAGCTAATACCATACTCAACAGAGTGTATAGTAAGAGGTATCCTAATACTATATGTGGTGTAGTACATCAAGGAAAATATTGGGAGGGACATCCAGTAAAAAATAAATGTCAGTTCTCTTACTGGTGTGATGGTAAGCCTGAGATGTTTAATGATATGGTATCATTAAAAAAATCTATTGCCGTTGCAGAAATGTCACTGATGGGTGTAGTAATGAGGGATACCCTTAACTCTACACACTATCATGCTACCTATGTCAAGCCTGATTGGTCTAAAAAAAGTAGGTTTATTAGACTAGATAAAATAGGTAAGCATATATTCTATCTTGACAAGGGTAAATAATTAGTGTATAATATTACTTATATTATTACTTAAATAGATAATTACTAAGGTATAATTATATGACTATAAAAGATATAGATATATTATTAAAACAAATTAATATATTAAAACAACATCTAAAAGAAAGAGATGATACAATAATAAAACTTAGAGATGAGTTGTCTATTGCACAACAAAATAAAGCAAACAAAGAATGGGTAGAATTAGATGACTAAAAATTTATGGCAGAAAGAAAGAAAATATTTATTTAATGATCTTGTTAGACAATACAGAGAGGAGGGGTATACACAAAAGGAAGCAAAGAAGTTAGCTAAACAAGAAATAGATGAGGTCATGGAGGATAAAGAAGCTTTTGTACATAACTTATGGAAGGAGTCTTATACTGATGTCTGAATGGGAAGTCTATCTAGAAAAACCAAACAAGAATATTTCTGTTGGTTTGTTTAGTAACAAGAGAGAAGCAAAAGATGAGGTCAAGTATCGTTATGATCTCTGTAAAAACATGAGGGTAAATACTGATCCCCGATATAAAATACGAAAGGTAAACTAATGACTAGAGTATGGTTAGATAGAGGGGAGTGTCCTGATTGTGGCTCAAGTGATGGTAAGGTAGAGCATAGAGAAGGGCATTCATATTGCTTTGTTTGTAAGACTAGATTTGGAGAGAGTAAAACTCAAGAGCAGAGGATAGTCAAAATGTCTGAAACAAGTCCGATAGTAAAGACTACTGGTTTATTGTCCGATATTCCAGATAGAAAAATATCTAGAGATACTGCCAAGAAGTATGGTACTCAGATAAAGAAAACAGATAACGTAGTTACCCACCATATCTATCAGTACTACGATAAGGATGGTAATCATGTTGCCAATAAGGTACGTGAGGTACAAGGTAAAAAGTTTTGGTCAGAAGGAAACATAGGTAGTAGCGCATTGTTTGGTCAGAACTTATTCAATCAAGGTGGAAAGTATATTACTGTATGCGAAGGTGAGATAGATGCTATGTCTGCCTATCAAATGTTGGGTAGTAAGTGGCCTGTTGTTTCTATTATGAATGGAGCAGCATCAGCTTTACAGAACTGTAAGAAATCTTTTGAGTACCTTAACAAGTTTGATACTGTAGTACTGTGTTTCGATAACGATGAGCCGGGTAAAGAGTCTGCCAGAAAGGTAGCTCAACTCTTTGAACCCAACAAATGTAAGGTTGTTAATCTAGAACTAAAAGATGCTAATGATTACCTAAAGGTTGGTAAGGCAGAAGCTTTTACACAGGCATGGTGGAATGCTAAAGCCTATACACCAGCAGGTATTGTAAATCTAGCTGATCTTGGTGATAGTTTATTTGAAGAAGACTTTTGCGAAACTTGTCTCTATCCTTGGCCTGATCTAAATGATAAGACCTATGGTATTAGGACAGGAGAGCTTGTCACCTTTACAAGCGGTGCTGGTATGGGTAAGAGCAGTATTATTCGAGAGCTTATGCATCATATTATGATGAGTACCAATGATAGCATAGGTGTTCTTGCAATGGAGGAGAACATAAAAAATACAGCTTTTAATCTTATGTCTGTTGAAGCTAATGCTAGATTGTATATTAAGGAGATACGAGATAAGTTTACACCTCAGCAATTAAGAGAGTGGCGAGATGCTACAGTAGGTACTGGAAGGTTCTATGCCTTTGATCACTTTGGTTCTATATCTAACGATGACATACTTGATAGAGTAAGGTTTATGGCAAAGGCTCTGGATTGTAAGTGGGTATTTCTAGATCACCTATCTATTCTGGTATCAGGACAAGAGGACAATGGTGATGAAAGAAAGTCTATTGATATTCTAATGACCAAGTTAAGATCATTGGTAGAGGAGACAGGTATAGCGTTGCTACTTGTATCCCATCTTAGAAGACCTACTGGAGACAAAGGACATGAGGATGGTAGAGAGGTATCTCTGTCTCACCTTAGAGGTTCAGCCAGCATAGCACATCTATCTGATAGTGTTATAGCATTGGAACGTAATCAACAGGCAGGAGATGAAACAGAATCCAATACAACTGTACTTAGAATATTAAAGAATAGGTATACTGGAGACACTGGTATTGCCTGTAAGTTATATTATGATAGGCAAACTGGTAGAATGTCTCAACTTGATAATGAGTTTATGGAGAATGAGAATGGGTAGTGCAGAGTATCATAGAAAAAAAGCTAAACAAAGATACTTAGATAAACCTTTTTGGTTTACTATTAGAGATGCAAAGAAAAGAGCAGAGAAATTTAATATAGACTTTAACTTAACAGAAGAGTACGTAAAAAGTATTTATCCTAAAGATGGGAAATGTCCAGCACTAGGAATTAAATTAAAAAAATTAGACGGATCTAATGCACCATCTCTGGATAGAATTATTCCTAAGTTAGGATATGTAGAAGACAATGTTCAATGGGTATCTAAACTAGCTAATCAAATAATGTCTAATGCTACACCAGAGCAGGTCATACAAGTCGGGGAATACTTCAAACAAGTAATGGAGAAAAAGAATGCAACCTAGAGAAGCTATGGTTAATTGGTTAGGTGCTAAGATACCCGACCTAATTATAGAACCAGAAGATAGTTATAATTTTGATGTAGTAGGTACAGTAAATGGTAATGGGGCTAAGTCTCTCTACACTTTAGATGTTAATCAAAGTTGGGTAGGAGAGTGGCCTAAGAATTGGAAATATATTTATATTCCTGTAAGTGCAAAACAATTACTAGATGAATGGAAAAAGATTTACAAAGATGATTTGTATACTTTTATTATTTTTAGAAAAGATTTAAAAAAGGCTTGGCATATACCAGCAGATATGGTAGAATACTCTAAAGTTGTAAATGAAACCTATAAGGTATCTATCTTAGATGCCTATCAAGTGGATATGGATTAATGGTAACAGCAGTAGTTGATATTGAAACAGATAAACTAGATGCAACAAAGATACATTGTATAGTAGCTAGTTCTATTTCTGGTAAGCAAAAGGTATGGATTGAAGATGAATGCCAGCAGTTCAGTGATTGGTCTAGACAAATAGATCAATTCATTATGCACAATGGTATTAGTTTTGATGCACCTATACTTAACAGACTAACAGGTTCTAACATAAAGTTATCTCAGGTAAGAGATACTTTAATTGAATCACAATTATACAACCCCATAAGAGATGGTGGTCATTCACTACAATCATGGGGAGAAAGACTTGGATATAACAAGGGGGACTATAATGATTTTACTACGTTCAATAAAGAAATGTTGGAGTATTGTCAAAGGGACACTGAGCTTACTAGGAAGGTGGCTGGTGTCCTCTCAGGAGAGGGTAGCTCGTTCTCAGATAGATCGTATAACCTCGAAAGGAAGGTTCGAGCAATAGTAGATCAGCAAGAAAGAAATGGTTTTGCTTTTGATATACAGAAAGCTACAGTCTTTCTATCTCAACTTGAAGATGAACAGTATAGTCTTGAAGAAAAAGCACAGGAAATGTTTGAGCCTACTGAGGTTAAGCTTAAAACAAAAACTAAATACATACCATTTAATATTGCCAGCAGAAAGCAGATAGCAGAACGTCTTATGGAAAGAGGATGGGAACCAAAGAAGCATACAGAAAAAGGTAATGTAATTGTATCTGAAGAGATATTATCTAAGCTTGATATGCCAGAAGCTCAGATGTTTAGCCGATACTTTCTGCTACAGAAACGTACTGGACTACTCAAGTCTTGGATACAGGAGTGTCAAGAGGATGATCGTGTCAGAGGTAGAGTAATGACACTACGCACTGTCACTGGTAGAATGGCTCACAATAGTCCTAATATGGCACAAGTACCAGCCACCTATAGTCCCTATGGTAAGGAGTGTAGAGAGCTATGGACTGTATCTAATCCCGATACCCATGCTCTTGTAGGTACAGATGCTAGTGGCTTAGAGCTACGTTGTCTTGCTCACTATATGGAAGACTCTAAGTTCACCAGAGAGGTTCTTACAGGTGATGTTCATACAGCTAATCAGAAGATGGCTGGACTAGAAACAAGAGATCAGGCTAAGACTTTTATCTATGCATTTCTGTATGGTGCAGGGCCAGCTAAGATAGGTAATGTGGTAGGTGCAGGTGCAAGGCAGGGTAACATTTTAATACAAAGGTTTCTAAAAAATATGCCAGCACTAAATAGATTAAGAAGTAATGTACAAGAAGCTGCTGAAAGAGGTACAATTATAGGTCTTGATGGTAGACATTTACAAATCAGGGCTGTACACTCCAGCTTAAATACCCTCATACAAGGGGCAGGAGCTATTGTATGTAAGCAGTGGCTTGTCCATATGGATGAACGTATTAGAGCTAAAGGAATTGATGCAAAGCTAGTAGCATCTGTCCATGATGAATACCAATTTGAAGTAAGTAAAAAAGATACAACTATCTTTGGACAAATAACTAAAGATGCTATGAAAGATACTGAAGCAACACTTAATGTAAAGTGTCCATTGGATTGTGAATACAAGGTAGGAAATACATGGGCAGAAACCCATTAAATAATTAAGGAGATATGTCATGAGACATAACAACAGAGAGTTTGATAAATCATCTTACGATTCTAACGATCAACGTGCCAAGGATGCTATAGTAGGATATCTAAATAAAAATGGTTATGAAGATATAGTACCAAGAGAAGATTACTTCTTTGATGTAGCTGCTAAAAAAGATAAGAATTATTTCTTTGAAGTTGAGATTAAGAATCAGTGGGGAGATAGTTGGCCTGACTTCTGGAAGGAAGTTAGAATACCAGACAGAAAGAAAAGATTAATTAAAAAGTGGAGAGAAGAATATAAAGATCACGATTTAATATTTGTTGTGTTTAATACAGATTGTTCTCAAGCTTGGTTTATAGATGGGGATACTGTAGATTCTTCACCTATAGGTACAATTCAAAATTCAAGTAGGATTGGATCACCACATTTGAAGGAACCTTTCTTTCATGTGCCAAAAGAAAAAGCAACTTTAATTAAAATAAATTAAAAAAGTGCTTGACTATACCTACCAAGTATGTTATAATTACACTAACAATGATAGGAGGATATCTTCAATCAAAAGTTTATATTTAATTTTAAATGTTATTATCTAATGTTATTATCTTAAAGGAGAATTTATTATGTCAGTTATTTCTGGAGATGCTTATTGGGCGCATGTTATTACACCAAACACCAAATTTAATCCCGATGGTGAATGGAGTATAGAAGTTTGCAATCTTGACGCTAAGAATAAAAAGGTTGCAGAAGGTGATGGACTTACCATCAAAAATAAGGGTGATGAAAGAGGAGACTTTGTTACTCTTAAACAATATGCACGTACAAAGGATGGTCAAGCTCGTCCTATGTCAGTAAAAGATTCTGATCGCAATGCTTTCCCCACTAACAAGCGAGTAGGAAATGGTTCTAAAGTTAATGTTAGTTATTTTCCTAAAGAATATACTGTCTATGGAGGTGGCGTTAAAGGCTATCTAAATGCTGTACAAGTAGTAGACTTAGTTGAATATAATGCAGAGGAGTTTGATGTAGTCAAAGGAGGCTATGTTAATACCGATGCTGAAGAAGTAGCTTTTGCTTCTTAACCCCTAAAGGAGACTTGGAGGGGTACTTCGGTATCCCTCCTTTTTTTAGAATAGGAGATAAACTAGATGAAAAATCAAATTTCCTCATATCCTTATTATCCGGGCTTTAAAGATAAGGAAGGTACTACCTCTACTGAAGCTGCTGAATTAATAGCACCAGCTAGTAAAACAATTAGAGAGAAAGTCTTTAATATTATCAAACAGAAAAAAACTTTTGGTGCAACTGCTGATGAAGTAGCAGAGTTATTAAACTCAAGTCGTTTCACAGTTAGACCAAGAGTTACGGAATTATATAAACAGGGTAGGATAGAAAGAACAGTTACAAGAAAAAATGATAGTTCTAGAAATGCTTATGTTTATGTAGTTAAGAAATAATTATGAAAACAATAGATACTTTAGTAGAAGACATTTACAGTTTATTTTCTCTCGATCCTATTGACATGGATGAGAAGGAAGTTGATAAACACATAGATACTTTTGGAGAAATGCTGAAGGTTCATATCAAAGAATTTATGTATGAGAAACCTAGATCCTATGGTAATCTTAGGTTGTCACAGATAGGTAAGCCTGATCGTCAGCTATGGTATGATGTCAATACCAAGAAGGATGCTGTGCCTTTAACACCCAGTACCCGAATTAAATTTTTATATGGATATATACTTGAAGAATTATTATTACTTTGTTCCTCAATATCTGGTCATAAAGTAGAAGATCAACAGAAAGAAGTTGAAGTTGAAGGTATTAAAGGCCACCAAGATTCTATGATAGATGGTGTTCTTGTTGATTGTAAGAGTGCTTCTTCCTCCAGCTTTCAAAAGTTTAAAACTAATAACTTATTAGAGGAAGATCCCTTTGGTTATATTGCACAGATATCAGCTTATGCAGAAGCTAATGGTGTAGATGAAGCAGCATTTTTAGCTATAGATAAATCTACTGGAGAGATATGCCTTAGTAAAGTACATTCTATGGAGATGATCAATGCCAAGGAAAGAGTTAAACACCTTAAACAAATGGTTGAGAGAGACTCGATACCTGATAGGTGTTATAGTCCTGTACCTGATGGTAAGTCTGGTAATCTTAAGTTACCCTTTGGTTGTGTTTATTGTGGTCATAAGAGAGAGTGTTGGTCAGATGTTAATCAAGGGAAAGGTATCAGGGTCTTTCAATATGCAAAAGGTAAACGATATCTGGTGCAGGTTGGTAAGGAGCCTGATGTTCAAGAAGTAGTTAATTGGTAATGCATTGGAAGTATTCTAAGAAACCTGATCTAACACAGTTTGGGTTTGTCTATTGTATTACTAATACTAAAACTGGTAAAGCTTATATAGGTTGTAAGCAGTACTACAACTATCGTAAATATAAAAAGAAAACTAAACAAACTGAATCTAATTGGAAAACTTATATGGGTTCAAGTAAACATCTTATTGAAGATATTAATAAGATAGGTAAGAAACATTTTAAGTTTGAGATTATTGCAGAGTTTAAAAACAAAAGAAGTTTAAGATATTATGAATGTTATTATCAGATGAAGTATAATGTTTTAGCTTCTGTATTAGAGGGAACAGATGAACCAGCCTTTTACAATAACTATGTAGGAGGCAAGTTCTATAGACCTGTTCAAGAGTATGACCACGTTTGATATTAGTACATCATTACAATCTTTATATGATTTAACAGATAAAAATTCTGATAAAAGTTTATATCTTGCAGTTGTAATACAAGCTTTATTAGATGTATCTAAACCTAAATTAAATGGAGAAAGTAATGATATAAAGTTACAGAGAGATCAAGCTCATGCATGGTTCTTTACTTCAGTAGGAGTTACCTGCGAAGACTTTAAAACAATATGTCATTATGCTGGACTAGAACCAGAGAAAGTTAGATCGTTTGCTTATGAAGTTGTAAACAAAGGGGATGTAGAAAATGTTAGAAGAAAACTTAGCTCACTTATCTACTAAAGAAAATCCTTTAGATACTCAAGTTGGTGGTAATCATTATAAGGGATGTGGTATTCAACCAGTAGAATATATTCATGCAAATAATCTTGACTACCTAGAGGGAAATGTGATAAAATATATTACTCGACACCGTACTAAAGGTGAAGGTAAAAAGGATATTGAGAAAGCAATACACTATGCACAGTTAATATTGCAGATGCATTATCCAGAGGAAGGAGAACAACAAGAATTATTTAACAATCTAATAGGGGAAAGGGGTAGGCATGTTCAAATCAAATAGAAATCCACAGTTCAGATCTAAATTTAGTGAAGATATATTTTATACCAAATATTCTCATGAAGGTGCTGAGACATTTCATGAACTGGCTTGTACATTAGTTGAAGATGTATGTCAGGATAAGTTATCTAAGGATGATAAGGAAGCTCTGATAGATCATATATCTAATCTTAGATTTATTCCCGGTGGTCGTTACCTTTACTATGCAGGTAGAGAGAAGAAATTTTTTAACAACTGCTATCTACTTAAAGCAGAAGAAGATACTAGAGAGGATTGGGCTGATCTATCTTGGAAGTCTGAGTCCTGCCTTATGACAGGTGGTGGTATTGGTATAGATTATTCTGTCTATAGACCTGAAGGACAAACCCTCAAGGGTACTGGTGGTATATCCAGTGGCCCGATACCTAAGATGCAAATGATTAACTCTATAGGACAGAAGGTTATGCAAGGTGGTAGTCGTAGGTCTGCTATCTATGCTTCTCTTAATTGGCAACACGATGATGTAGATAAGTTTCTTAAAGCTAAGAACTGGTTTGATATGCCTGTTGGTAATACAGGTAAAACTTTATTTGATATTAAGCAGGATGATTTTAACTTCCCTGCACCACTAGATATGACAAACATATCTGTAAACTACGATACCGAATGGTTGTTAAACTATTGGGAGAAAGGAGAGATAGGAGATGTCTTTAGGACTAATGTACGTCAGGCTCTTAGAACTGCTGAACCGGGGTTCTCGTTCAACTTCTTTGAGAAAGAAAACGAAACACTCAGGAATGCCTGTACTGAAGTCACCAGTGAGGATGACTCTGACGTATGTAATCTTGGTAGTCTTAACTTTGCTCGTATTGATGACCTTAACCAGTTGCAGGAAGTTGTCCAACTTGCCACACAATTTCTACTGTGTGGAACCCTTCGAGCAAGTCTCCCCTACGAAAAGGTGTATCAAGTTCGAGATACAAATAGACGTTTAGGTTTAGGTTTGATGGGGCTACATGAGTGGTTGATACAACGTGGTCATAGGTATGAGACTACATCAGAACTTCATAGATGGTTTAAAGTGTATGAAGCTGAGAGTGATAAGGTAGCTCGTAGCTTTGCTAATCAACTAAACATATCTGTGCCTGTTGCTGTTAGGGCTGTAGCACCTACAGGTACGATAGGTATTCTTGCTGGTACTTCAACTGGTGTTGAGCCTATCTTTGCTGTAGCCTACAAACGTAGGTATCTCAAGAACAAGAGGTGGCACTACCAGTATGTTGTTGATAGTGCTGCTCAAGAAATGATAGAGCTTTATGGTGTTAAACCTGACAGCATTGACTCTGCTCTTGATCTAGCTACCGACTATGAGAGAAGACTAAACTTTCAAGCCAACGTACAAGAGTATGTTGATATGTCTATCTCCTCTACAATCAATCTACCTTCATGGGATACTGAGGATAATAACGAGGATAAGGTAGAAGACTTTGCCCAGACTCTAGCTAAGTATGCTCATAGACTAAGAGGATTTACCTGCTATCCAGATGGATGTAGGGGTGGTCAGCCTCTAACAAGGGTTGCTTACTCAGAAGCTAGTGAAAAATTAGGTGAAGAATTTGAAGATAATATACAGGCTCATGACATATGTGAGATCAGTAATGCTGGTGGAACTTGTGGAGTTTAAAAAAAAGACTTGACAAAAACCACAAAGTGTAGTATAATATATGTATGGAATGCCAATGGTGGGTTCCATAATATCTTGCTGAAAAGGAGAAAACTATGAATGTAAGACTCGAAGGTAATTGGTCGTTCAGACTTCCCCCCTCATTGGAAGACTTCCATAAGAGGGCTATAGGTTATGACAGGTTACTGGCTAGAATAATGGATAGACAATCTGACAGTACTAGTCAAGACAAGTATCCCCCACATAATCTTATTGAAGTCTCAGATACGGAGTTCAGACTTGAGTTAGCTTTAGCTGGCTTTACAGAAGATGAAGTTAAAGTTGTTCAAGAAGAACAGAGATTAACCATTAGTGGAAACAATTCTGCTAAAGAAGAAGAGGAGAACATTTTACATAAAGGCATAGCAAGTAGGGCATTTACAAAAACATTTGATCTTGCTGAGAATATAGAAGTTACGGAAGCATCGTTTACAAATGGGATGGTCATCATCAAGCTAAAACGAAATATTCCAGAAGATAAGATGCCAAGGCTTATTGAATTTACGTAAGAGATTGGGAGGGCATGGTATGTGTCCTCCCTTTTTATAGGAGATACTAATGAAAAAAAGAGAAAGAATATATAAGATATTTATAGGGTATGATCCTAAAGAGAGAGTAGCTGCTATAGTACTTGATCACCTCTTAAGAAGAGATACACCAGAGACTATGGATATAACTTTCCTTGATAAAGAAAAGTTAGAACGTGCTGGTTTATTGTATAGACCCTATCAAATGATTAATGGACAGATGATTGATACAAAAGATCAACGTCCTTTTTCTACACAGTTTAGCTTTAGTCGTTTTCTTATACCGGCCCTAATGCTTTGGGATGGATGGGCTTTGTATATGGATTGTGATATGTTTCCAAGAACAGACATAACAGAATTGTTTAAAGAGTATGATGATCCTGACCTACCCCTCTATTGTGTTAAGCATAAGTATGAACCTACTGCTGAATACAAGATGGATAATCAGAAACAATGTACCTATCCTAGAAAGAATTGGTCAAGCCTTATGTTGTTTAACTGTGGACATGAATTAAATAAAGAGCTTACTCCTATGGTTGTCAACAGTCAGAGTGGTTCTTATCTACACCAGTTTAAATGGTTGCCTAACAGAGACAGTCTTATTGGTTCTATACATGAAGAATGGAATTGGCTGGATGGTCATTCACCAGAGGATATAGAAGCAAAGAACGTACACTTCACAACAGGTGGCCCTTGGTTTAAAGAGTGGAAGTGTATAAGAGCAAAGGATGGAGAGTATGCTGCTGAATGGAATGCAGACTACAGTAATATAGCTTTATTTAGATCAAAGAAAGATTCAATAGATGAAATATAATATCGTAACAGTTTTTGATGAGACTCTTCTACAACAGAGTACCATCACATTACTTAATGAGTTCAGAGATAATTGGGAAAAAGATATAGACTTCCATTGCTACTATTATAATATAGATCTGGCAAACTATTCTTTACCTCAAGCACCTAACATACATTACCATAATCTTCTAGAGGTAGAGGACTACAAAAACTTTTTAAAAGAGTATGGTAAACATGACGGAACAGAAGGTAAGACTGTACCTTACAGTGAGAATATAGATGCTGTTAAATATCTTTCTAAAGTTATGGCTGTAACTGAGTGTGCTTTTAGTAATATAAATTGGGTTGTATGGATTGATCCTACATGTATAAACATAAAGCCAATCTCTGTAAAAGCTCTAGACTCTATGTTCCCTGCTAAAGATCCTATAGATATACTTACCATAAAAGATCATGATTATTTTATGGCCTTTAATATGATAAGGCAAACATCCTCCGATCTTCTTGGTGATCTAAGGGGTGCTTTTATTTCTGGAGAGTTTACTAACTATAGAGAGTGGAGCTATACTTTTATACTTAATAGATTAATAACTATTTATTCTGCACATGGTATGCACATTCATGAGATAGAAGAAGAGCAGTTGAAGTCTGTTGGTGTTGTTAGTCTTACCGATAGAAAGAATATGGGTATTCGAGATGCTGATGGTAATCGTATCATTCAGCTATCAGATAAAGATACAACTCCAGATATACTACCTAACAGATACAGACAGTTAGCTGATCTTATACGTTTCTATGAACCAACTCGTATTCTTGAAACTGGTACATGGAATGGAGGTAGAGCTATCGAGATGGCTTTGGCTGCATTTGATAAGAACAAAGAGGTTCACTATATAGGATTTGATTTGTTTGAGGATGCTACTCCACAGACAGATCATGAAGAGTTTAATGTTAAACCTCACAATACACTTGAAGCTGTTGAAAAAAGACTAAAAGAGTTTCAAGAACATATGAAGCAGAAAGAAGATAAGATATTTACCTTTGAACTAACCAAAGGAAATGTTAGAGATACATTAAAGGATAAAAAGTTTACATCTTCTGATGCTACAGTTGCACTGATAGGTAGTGGTAATAGTGTAGAAACTGTAGCAGTAGAGTATGAAGCACTTAAAGAAGTGCCAGTTGTTATAGCTGATCATTACTTTACTGAAGAAGAAGATGACAAGGGAATACCCCCTGAGAAATATCAAGGAGTTAAGGATGCATTCAACAATGTTAAAACAAAAAAAGTCGATGCTCAAAAGACAACTGATGATGGTTGGACTTCTTTCGATGAACAATCAACCACTCGAAAGTATCTCTTACCTTCGGGTGACAAAGTATCTGGTGGTGGGAATACTCACCTTGTTGTGTTTCTTCATGATCATAACCTAAAGGACATACCAGAGGATCTTAAGAGAGTTCCTATTATTGTACACCCAAGAGACTGTGTACCAAAGGATTATATCAAGAACAATATTAAATCCAATATGACTTTGATTGAACCTAAGAAGTGGTTGACCAAACATCCCGGCCATAAGGGTGTATCTGCTGTTATATCTGCTGGCCCTTATATAGACTATGAAGAACTTAGACAGTTCGTAAAAGATAATCCTGATGCTAAACTTATCTCTGTTAAACATGCATATCCCCACCTAATAGAGAATGGTATTACACCTTGGGCTTGTATTATACTTGATCCTAGACCTATAACAGGAGTGTCTACTCACAACATTGTACGTAAAGATTTATTTAAAGATATAAATCTGGATACAAAATTCTTTGTAGCTTCTATGACTGATCCATCTGTTACTAACTTTCTTATAGAGAGTAAAGCTAATATATGGGGATGGCATGCCTTTACTGATTCATTGAGAAGCAACGATGAGCAGGGTACACAGATACAAAACCAACAGGTAAAACTATCAGAGGATCTAGGTATACCTCAAGGGGCTACTCTAATTACTGGTGGTACTTGTGCTGCCATGAGAGGTATCGGTCTTCTGCATACTCTAGGCTTTAGAGATATACATCTATTTGGTTTTGATTGTTGTCGTGAAGAACCTAGCAATGAAGAGAAGACTGAAACTGTAGGTGATATAGAGGGAGGAGAAACTCCAAAGCCTAAGTATATAGAAGTTAATGTTAAAGATACTACATACTGGACTACTGGTGAGCTACTAGCTATGGCACAGGATTGTGAGAAAGTCTTTGGAGATGAAGGACTTGAAGGAGTACTGTCCTTTCATGGTAAGAAGACAATGGTATCAGATCTCTGGGATATTAAAGAAGAGAAACTAAAAAAACTAAGGCCACCTTTTGAGGGGTACTACGAATGAGTGATATACAGGTGATAAAACAACCCCATCCTAATGCTCAACCTCCTGTAGAAAGGAAAGAGATACAGGTAGATTCTAGTCTAAGCAGAAACAATCCTTCAGAGAGATATAAAAATCTAGTTAAAGAATATAAGACTATGCATAGTTCTGCTAATCGTATGTTTAATGGAAGAAGCCTTGTAAAGTTTACTGATATTATTCATAGCTTTATTGAAAAAAATAAATGTAAAACTTTACTAGACTATGGCTGTGGTAAAGGTCATCTCTATACAGATAAGTATGATACAGTATCAGATCAAATAGATAAACCTGTTAATGAGATATGGGAATTGGAAAGCTTTAGACTTTTTGATCCGGGCTACCCAGAACACAGTGAATTACCGAAAGGTAAGTATGATGCTGTTGTATCTACGGATGTTCTTGAACACGTACCAGAGACAGATCTTGTATGGGTACTGGATGAGATATTAAACTATGCAGATAAGATGGTCTTTCTAAATATAGCTTGCTTCAAAGCACTCAAGACATTATCTGATGGTAGTAATGCACACGTATCTGTATTCAATCACCTTGATTGGCTGGAGCTTATAGCTGCTAGGTTCAATCACTTTAAACATCTTAGTGTATATATCTTTTTCGATATGTTTACAGAGGATGGACAGATGGGATTGAAGGGATTTAAAATATCCCATGAAGACAATACAATAAGAGTAATTCAACTACAACAAATGGAGGGGTAAATGTTAGGTATAGCAGACTCAGTAATAGGAATAGCAGGGAAAGTTCTTGATAAGTTTGTCGAGGATAAAGACCTTAAAAAGAAATTAGATCATGAGTTAAGATCACAGATTGTATCCTTGGATCTGGCTCAAGCTCAAACGAATCTGGAGCAAAGCAAGCACTCATCTATCTTCGTTGCCGGGGCTAGACCGGCCATCATGTGGATATGTGCCTTTGGTTTGGGTTGGCAGTTTGTCTTTCAACCTGTAGCTGTATGGGGTATAGCTGTTAGTGGAGCAGATGTAGTTCTTCCTGTTATTCAAACAGAAGGACTTATGAGTTTAACTCTTGCCCTTCTAGGTCTCGGTTCTATGAGAACGGCTGAGAAATGGAAAGGTGTTCAAAGAAATAATATGAAAAGATGATTGAAAGATTCCTAAATTGGTTACAGAAAAAACTTGAAGGAAAGAAAAAAGAACCTAGATATTTAGGAGGGAAACATAATAAATAATATATTCATTCCTATTTTAGGTTTGTGGTCTATCTTTGTACTAAGTATAATTATTATTGATATTCTTTGTGGAAAGTGTATAACTTCATGACTGAAACTAAACTAACTAAACAAACTCCAACTCATACTATAGATTGGTATATTAAATGGGTAGCTTCTATTATACTTGTTGTTGCTGTAATACTGACAAGTAATAATATCTACCCATACAATCTTATCTTCCATGCTATTGGTATGCTTGGTTGGTTTATAGTTGCAATGTTCTGGAATGATAGAGCATTACTTATTATTAATGCAGTATCATTTGCTTTACTTGTTGATGGAATGGTATCCTATTATGTTAAATGATAAACAAGAGAAGTTTGCTCAAGCTTATGTTCTTCATCGTAATGCTACTGAAGCTGCAAAGGCAGCAGGTTATGCAGCAGCATCTGCCAACAATCAAGGATATAGATTACTACAGTCTGATGAAGTTGTAGAACGTATCACTCAACTTGAACAAGAACTTGAAACAGATGTAGATGTTATTGAAGAGATAGAAAATCAATATGCATTTGCAAAAGCAAACGGACATACCAATAGTGCAATCAAAGCACTCGAATTATTATCTAGAATACGAGGAGCAAATTCAGATCTTAATTCTAGTCTAGATGAAGAGACATTGGAGACAGCAATTATAGGTTGTCTTAATGTTTTAGGTGAAGAAAAAGTGTATAATCTACTATCTAAGTGTAATTTTACAGACTTTAAAGAGAAAACAGGGCTAGAGAGCGTCACTGAGGGGCCATCTAAGGAGTCTCTGGACCCTACCCACCAGAAAGAAGTAGATGCTTCTGTATGACGCTTAAAATGCCATACAGAGCATTTACCTTCCTTGACCCCTATATTTCTTGAAGCTACGTCTTTTATGCTTATTCTTAGGTTTAGATAGAGGACTTGCCCCTATGCTGGTACGTTTCTTGGTAGGTATAGTATAGACAAAAACTTTCTTCTGAGCCATTATTTCTCACCTAAAGATTTTAGTCCCTTATCCCAAATATTTAATCCTTCTTTATCTTTAAAACGATTCCACCATTCACCACTTTTTATACTGTTAGGTAAATCTTTTATATCTGGAAATGATTCAGACCATTTATAAAATTTATTCATATCCTCTAAATCTACTGATAAATACTTATCACCATCTTTATTAACTTTTATTTTAACAGAAGGAACATCAGCTTTTAAATCCCATGCATCACCTTTAGCTAACATATCTTCAAAGAACTTTGCTTCTTTAGGTGGTAGTTTTTTTTCTACTTTATTAACTAAACTAGATAAACCTTCTTCACGAGATTTTACTTTCTTTATATGTTCAGGAAAAACAAGTATCTGTTGAGAGTTATCTTCAAAATCTTTAAAGACAATAGAATCATATCCTTCTTCTTTTATCTTATCTATATTATCTTTAACATATAATCTATCTTTATTATTTTTTACTATATAAGGTTTAGTTAAGTCACCCATATCAAAACGTGCTACAGTCTGTCCAGCAGAAAAAGGTTCACCTTTCTCATCTATACCTTTTAAAAGATTACCTGTAGTTGTATACGTATCTAGATCTTTTGAACGATATCTGGTATCCCCTTTTCCTCTAAGTAATGGTTCAAAGCCAACCTTTTCTGATGCTCTTATATTTGCATATCGTTCTGCTACTTTAGGATTTACAGTAAAGTAATGACCTTCTCCTAAAAATTGATCTAAAGGATGTGATTGAGATATATCAAAAAAATCTTCTCCTACTCTTTCTCCACGAATAGTTCCATGATATCCTGTTAGTCCTGTTTCATCTATTTGAGGTGGTATTTCTTCTAGTTTAGAAGCTGGAGATTCATCAAAGATTTTTCTAAGAGGAGATTTAGTAGGTTCACCTAAACTAGATAGTCCTCCTTTACCAGAAGGTTTGCTAACATTTTTAGCTAGAACTTTAGTAAGTTCTTTTATAATAGGAGCAACAGCCACCTACTTATAACTCCACACCCAAGGTCTAGGATGTACATCACTATTCTCCATAGTATCTATATGAATAAACCTTCTCTCATGTGGCCCTCTCTGAGAGACACCTATACCAGTGAAGCCATATTGTATAGCTAATCTCATTAGTCTATAAGCTGCCTTACCACTGACCACTACATCAACTGCTTTACCATACAGGTGAGGTGAGTTAGATGCCCCACCTATTGTAGTATTATAAGCTATACTTCTGTATCCCGAACTTATAATCATAGGCTCATTAAATTCTTTTCTGAGTGCTACAAGCTTTTCCATAAACTCTTCGTCCATTTCACATTCGTCTGTACCACTACACTTTAATTCGTCTATTGAGAAAAAATCCCACATTATTCTTTTTTCCTTTTTACTGTTGTTGGATGTGTACCATTGTGCATATGATAAAGTCTATCAACATCTCTCTCTAAATCTTTTAGACGAGTTGCTATAGCTCCATCTCTTTCACTTTGTTCCTTCAGTATTTGAGGAGACAGTATATCATTTGACATTGTATCTATACTGCTGATAGCTACTGCTTGTTTAGCTTCTACTTTATCAAGTCGAGTATTAAGCTTATTAACTTCAGCTTTCATCTCTTCCATCTGAGCAATCATACCACGTATGGTAGTCTTGAGAACCCCATAGGTAGCAGCAAGTCCTGCCAGTACAGTACCTAATGTAACAAGTTCTCTTGGGCCTAGTTCAAGCATTAGTCACCTTTAATTTTAGTACTTTCATATAATCTATATAGTTCTTCTATATCTTGTATAGGAACAGTTTTACCTGTATTTCTTAAAAATCTAAAATCTTCATCTGTTAAAACATCTGGCATAAATCTATTATCCCATGCATTTTGTATAATTTTTTGAATCGCATTGTTAACTTTATATTTACCATCTTGAGTAATTCCTCTAAAATAATCTTCTGAAGAAGGACTAAGAGGATCACCATCAGTTAATATATTAAAAGCATCTGCTGCTTTTTTTAATCTTTTGTACTCCCTTACTTTTATATCTTGTGAGGATAGATAAGCTTCCAATAAATCTTCAGGTGAATTTTGTGTTTGATCTTTATAAGCAGGAGAATCTTTAAAAGCTTTCCTACTTCCTTGAACTTGTCTTGCTAAAGCAGGTAATTTTTTACCTAATGCTGTTGTTAAATCAAGTCTTTGAGTTTGTAATCCAGCTAAGTTAGGCCATAATGCTACCTGATCTTCTGTTAAAGTATTACCATATTTACCTACTGCTCCTAATCCAAATTCCTGTCTTTCTTTTAAACTTCTTTCATATTGTAAACGCTTACTAAGAAGAGGAACAAATCCCGGTTCAAAAGGACCAACAGTTGTAAGTAAAGCTTGTTCCCATATACCGGGTTGAAGAGGATCAAAATCTTTATTAGCTAGTTTTAATGCAGCTTCTGTTATCATTGAAGGACCAACAAACGGACCCATAGCTTTATCCCATAAACCTAAACCTAATACTCCCCAATCAGGTTCTTCTTCAGATAAAGCTGCTTCAGATGTAGCTCTAGCTATATATTTAATATAGTCATAAGGATCAATAGGACCAAGATTAATAAAATCTACACCAAGCCTATTATTTTTATCTCTATTAATAGGACTTAAGTAAACTCTAGGAACATTTTTATTATATGAAGCACCAGCCTCATCAATAGCTTTATCTTGTTCTGGTGTTATTCCAAAAAGATTCATTGATTGTCTAACAGCTATATCTCCCCCAAGTCCGGCTACAGTCATTCCCCCTAATCTTTTAAAACCCTGTCTCATTAATACAGGATTACCTGACTTAATATCACGAAGAGTATATTTACCAAGATTAAGAGTTGTTCTAATCATTTCAGCAGGAAAAGATAGAAAGTCTCCTATAGGCGCTCTTCTTAATTGTTTTAATCTTTTATTAACTAAGTTATAGTTAGGCATTAAATTACGAGTACGTTCAGCAGCTAATTCCATAAGCCGATCTCTACTCATTGCACCACTTTTTAATTCATTTTTATAAGCCTTTTCTAAATAATCTTTTGTCTTATTAAAATGAACAAGCTTAAACATATTATCTTCATCTCTATAAAGTTGCATAGTTTTTTTAGCTATTGTTTTTGGAATACCAAGTGTAGCCTTATCCATTATTCTTGTAACTGTATTATCATAACCATCTTTAACCATATCTCTTAAACTAGCTCTTACAGTTTCAGCCCTAACATCACTATCAATTACACCAAGTCTTTGTAATTCTCCAATCTCTTTAGCAAATTCTCTATCATTTTTTCCAAGTATTCTTTTACTTAAAAATGCAGCTTGTCCTCTACCATAAGGAAGAAAACCATTAGCAACCATCATAACATTATTACCCATTACATTTCTACCATGTGTAGCAGGAGAAGCAACAGTTTTCATTATTTGAGAAGTAGCCTTCATTTTAATCCAATGTCTAATCCAAGGCGCACTAGGGGCAGCTAAATCTAAACCATTTTTAATAATATCTTCATATGCCTTATCAACAAATAAACCTCTTAAAGGATTATCAAAACTCTTTACAGCTTCTCTACCAGACAAACCTATTCTATCATCTATTGCTTTACCTAAATCAAATAAATCATCGCTAGGAGATATATAAACAGGATCACCTGCTTCTGTAACTTGTTTAGGATTTAAAGTTCCTCTAGTAGCTAAAGGAGCAACTTCTCTACCAGCCCTATCTACTCTTTTTCTTGTAAGAACCCTTTTCATTTCATTTAGATAGTCTTGTTCTGCTTTAAGAACAGAAAGTTTTTCAAAAGTTTTTCCAAAGTTTTTATATGGATCTTTATATTCTCCCCATAAAGCTCTCAACTCAGGAGGTTGATACTTTCTTTTTGAAAATGGTTTTGTAGAACCTCTAGCAAATTCAGCTAATCTACTTACAAATTGATCAGGATTTTCACCTACCCAATTCTTTTTTGTAACAAGTTTAGTAGCTTCAGTTGGTTTCATTCCTGCTGCTATATATTTTAATACTGGTTCCATATCTTTATTTGCAATTCCTACTTGTTCTCTTAAGTAAGTTTCTGCATCTGATTTAATCTTATTAAATTTTTCTTCTCCTACCTTTTTTTTAAGACTATCTAATCCTCTCCATGATGGATCATCAAAAGCTCTGTAAGATCTATTAATATAAGTTCCAAGATTTTTATCTATTTTAGCTTTCATTTTACCTGTTCTTAATCTTGATCCTACTATATTAGATAAGTTATCTATTGAATCTCTCATTTCTTTTACAAGTAATCCTACTTCTTTAGTTTCATCATTTCCAATTAAATCATCCATTATTTTTACATCAGAATTTTCTTTTGTAGCTCCAGCTAAAGCATCATTTATAGTCTCTAATACTTTTGGATCATTAGCTTTAGAACCATAAGTAGATTTCATTGCTTGTTTAAGACTTTGACCAATACTTTCAGTAAGTGTTACTGCTTCTCTTCCTGCTCCATCTCTTCTTATAGTAAGAGCTAAAGTATCCGCATCTGTTCCTTTAGTAGAAGACCAATTTCTTAAAGGTATTCTTAATCTTTCTAGTAAGCCTACTACAGGCACATCATCTGATATTATAGAAGACTTATCCATTCTATTAGCAGCACTTGCTATTGCTTCTATACCGGGTTTACCTGCTCTTAGATAGAAAGGAGCAAAAACTGCTTCAAAAGCAGGAACTGCAAGCATATTATTAACAAAGGCTTGACCATACTGTCTAGCTTTAGAATCATCAGGATTAACAGCAAGTGGTTCAATAAAATCCATAGCTTCTGGAAATGTTTCTACAAGAATATTAACAAGATTTTCTTCTGGATCTTCTACCATTGTAGCACCAACAGCAAAACCAGTACCATGTTTTAATCCTGTTCCTAATCTTTTTCCAAATCTTTCAGATCTACTTAAAACTTTTGGAACTTCTTCCGCTACTTTTTTAGCAGACTGAGTTATCGGAACTAAAGCTGTTCCTGTAGCTGGAGTCATAGGTTCTAACCAAGGAGCATCTCCTTTAGGTTGAGTTATTTTTGGATCTGCTTTTCGTGCAGTTCCCGGTTGAAAAGTTATTCTTTTATTCTTACTTTGTGGTGAAATTTTTTCAACCATTTCTAAAAATTCATCTAATTTTTTTTGTCTTCTAGCTCCATGCATTGTTTTAGCAAAATTAGATATACCTGAAGCAGTCTTCATTGTTCCTGCATAAGGAACTAAATAAGATATAATATGTCCTACAGCATTTTCTGCTCCTCCTGCTAGACCTTCTCCATGATAAGGATCAAAAACTTCTATCATTTCTTTTCTTAAATCTTCGGGAAGAATATCAGCTAAATTATCTATCTCTCTTTCAACATCTTCAGCCATACTATCACTAAGAAAAAGATCTTTACCAAAATTTCCTAGACCACCAACAAGTTCTCCTACGCCTCTTCCCAGTATTCTACCAAGAAAAGTTCCACCTTGCTCTATCTGCTCACCAGCATCTAAAGCTTTAGAGTAGTTACGATATTCATCTTTAAATGAAGTAGGATCATATCCAAAATGTTGAGCAGCAATATCAATTTCTTCTTCAGTAGGTGGAGGACCATCTGCAAATACTTGATCCATCTTATCAAGAGTATCTTGAAAAGATTGAGATTGAAAGGCTGCTGTTTGTAACTTAGCCATTTGTTTTACCTATAATTATTTTTGTTTGCCTGTTAAAGCAGGACTAAGTGTTCTACCTCTATAATTTTTACTAATATTTTCTGCATTATTTGCAAGAGCAGCATTTTGTGGATTTGTACGTTTTGATTGTCCAACTAAGGAAGCAGCAACAGCGCTTGAAAGATTACCAGTTTTTTCAAATGTAAAAATAGCAGTTGTTAAAGCTCTAGTATAAGCATTTCTATAATCTTGACTATTTTCTGCATAACCTCCTGCTTGTAATTTAGCATTTTTAATTAATTCAGCCATTGTTTTTGAATCCATTTTCTTTAAACCATTATTTTTAATCCATGCAGCTAATGCTCTCATCTGCTCTGCTTTTACTTTACCAGCCGACAGTAATAATTTAGTATCAGAATCTTGTAAAAGTATATTTGTTTTTATAGCATTAATAGCGTTTTGACCATCACCTTCAGCTTCTTTCATTATTTTTAATCTGTTATCAAGATACTGTTTTCCTCCAGCAGCAGCACCTAGAGCAATAGCATTAAGAACACCTTTAGAAGGATCTGCTTTACCTACAGCTTCTCCGGCTGTAACAAAAGCTCTCCAAAAATTAAGTTCATTTCTTTTATTTCTAGCACCTTCTCTACTGTCTTGATCTGCTTTCTGTGCATCTCTAAGTTGTTTTTTTAATTTTTTTGATTCACCCATAGAAGCTTCTACACCTTCTATAGTATCTGAAATTAATTTAAGAGGAGATATATCTAATTTTTTAGATGGATCAGTAGGAGTTTGCCCTTCTATTTCAGACCCTCTTGCTCCTTTAGATTTATCAACTATAGTAGTATCTTTAGGAACAAGTTGACCATCTACATATGTATAACCTCCTGTTTCAGAATCAGCAGGAGCTTGTGTTCCTCTTCCTAATTTAGCTTCTAAAATTTCTACATCTGTAAGATCGTCAATTTCTAAACCACCTTCTACTAATTCTGGAACACCTGCTGTCGGATCAACTATTAAGTCAGGTCTAGTTTCAGATCCAGCTAAAGATGCTTCAATATCCATATCTTTTTTAATAGCTTTTTCTTTAGATGTTCTAAGGTTTTTTTCTCCTACTGTTTCAAACGGATTTAAGCGTTGTAATGTCATCGCTGCAAGTTTATTTCTACCTTCTTCACCTACATCAGCACCGGGAACAGTACCCGGACTACCACTAAAGCCACCAGCAAAAAGTAAAGAAGGCTGTTTATTAATTGCCTTTATATTAGCTTGCCTTACCCTTTCTCTTGTTTCATCAGATGGCTTAAGAAAATTAATAGCTCTTTTAATATTTTCCATAATTGCAAGAGAATTTGAATCATTACCAATAGAACCTTGTTGCCTTCTTACTACAGGAAGTCCAGATAAACCTCCTACAGATCCACCAGTTGCAGCAGGT